TGAAATGGAGTGATTCTAATTCATGGCTAAAGGTTTTACAGTTAAAGCTTCGACTCCCAAGAAAAAGGCAGAAGGGCCTGAATGGGACTACGAAGCAATCAAAGAAAGAATGAGGGGAAAGGCAATTGTATTTTGTCTTCCTGGAAGAGGATGTTCATATACATTCATGAAGAACTTCGTACAGTTGTGCTTCGACCTCGTACAAAACCAGATGAGTATTCAGATTAGTCAGGATTACTCAAGCATGGTGAACTTCGCACGGTGTAAGTGTCTCGGCGCAAATGTCTTGAGAGGGCCTGACCAGGTACCTTGGGATGGAAAACTTCAGTATGACTATCAGTTGTGGATTGACTCTGATATTGTTTTTAATACTGAGAAGTTCTGGCAGCTGTGCGACCTCGCGATAAACTCTGAAGGAGAAGAGAAGCAGATTGTCGCAGGATGGTATAGTACAGAAGATGGGCGGACAACCTCTGTTGCACATTGGCTTGAAGAAGATGACTTCAGGAACAATGGTGGTGTCATGAATCATGAGATGGTTGATGGTATCAGTAAGCGCAAGAAGCCTTTTACTGTTGACTACACTGGATTCGGTTGGGTGATGATTCAGAAGGGTGTCTTTGAAAACGAAGGTATGAAGTATCCTTGGTTTGCACCGAAGATGCAAGTCTTTGAATCTGGTGCGGTTCAGGATATGTGTGGTGAGGACGTATCGTTCTGTCTGGACGCTATTGAGTCTGGATTTGAGATCTGGTGTGATCCACGCATTCGTGTCGGTCATGAGAAGATGCGTGTTATCTAAGTATATCTCAAAGGAATACCATTGGGTATGTAATGAATGTGGTGGTAAAGGATGTAATGACTGCCACAATGGTTGGGGTTGTAATGGCCCGGACTGTGAAAAATGTAAACGTTTAGGAGAACCAGTAAATGGCCAAGGTAAAGAAATCCCTCTCAGGGGATACAATGATCGAGTCTCAGCCGAAGAAGACTCGACAGGGGATGGGTAAGCATACTAAACTAGCGGCAACATCAAGTAGACCAAAGAAAAAGCGTTACAGAGGACAGGGACGATAATATGGCATACTTAGTTCATCCACTACCCCCCAGACAGGTCTGGGTCAAGAAAGAATATCTCTATGACCTGGAGAAGGGTCATGGAGAACTAACACCTGGTATCTGGATCTCTGTAAGGAGTATTCAGGCAAAGGCACTATACTTTGAAACACTCCTGACAGAGTATGGTGCCCTTTATGATAAACTACCACTGTCTGCATTTGTGTGGAAGCAGGACATTGATTGGAATGATCAACTACCTTTGGATGTATTAGAACTGTGGGATTGTTTTGACTATAACATTACAGTTGTAGAGAAACCTATCCTTGGTAGATGTCAATTCTTTGGTAAGGATAAGAAGATGCATCCTGGTGAGTATGAATTCACTATTGATACTGCACATCCTGATTGTTCGATTCTGGACGTGAACTTCTCTGAACATGATCCTGAACATAAGACTTTCAATGTGATTGCATTGGATAATGGACAGTTTGCGGCACAACCTAATAATAGGACTGTGTTCCTGGATAATAGTCTGATTAATAATGATAACCTCAAACAACCTGATTTCAAGGTTTGTACACAGAACTATGCTGTAGAGGTAGAACCGAAGTGGTGGTCTGTAGGACACACTGATGAGTGGGCTTATAGGACTGAGGAAGAGGAGAGAGAAGATATTAACTACTTTAACTCAATGAGTGAAGGTATCGATACCTATCATTCACAAGAGGGAAGATACGCCGATCCGCAATAAATAATCAAAAAGGATATGGATAACCAAAACTTTTTGAGAGAAATCGCTAACGATCAGAAAACACCCAAGAATCGTAAAAAGGTTCGTGAGGATGGTTTCTATGAGGCTAGTGAGGCGGATTGGAAGGACTTCTGGGAGAACGAAGATACTACTGAGATGTTGACTGAATAATTTTCATTTGCCGTCTAAATACTTGAGAATTGTTGTATAATAATTAAGTGCCTGTCCAAAGAGTCAGTCGGGGTTTTAAAGACGTAAGTGCTACATTCCAGGTTAATCCCATCAATTCAGATGTGATTATCCTGAAGAATGAGAATGCAATTGCTCGTTCTATACGTAATCTTATTTTCACTGTCCCTGGTGAAAAACCCTTCGCACCTACTATTGGAAGTAACGTAACTGCTTTGTTATTTGAAAATATGGACTTATTGACCGCAAGTTCAATTAAGTCCGAGATTGAATACACTGTCAATAACTTTGAACCTAGAGTTAACTTAACTGATGTTGAGGTAACTGCAAATATTGATAATAATCAATTTGATTGTGTAATTCGATATGAAATTGTCGGTATCGACGTTTTACCACAACAATTAACCTTTGCATTACAGCCCACTAGGTAAATGCCGTTAGTCAATTTTAGTAACTTAGATTTTGATCAGGTAAAGGAGTCCATTAAGGACTATCTTCGTGCTAACTCAAATTTCACTGATTATGATTTTGAGGGATCAAACCTGACCACAATCATCGACACTTTAGCATATAACACTTATATTACCTCATATAATGCCAACATGGTATCTAATGAGGTATTCATCGATTCGGCCACGCTCAGGGAGAACGTGGTGTCTCTGGCGCGTAATATTGGGTATGTACCGAGGTCAAGAAAATCTGCGAGTGCAAGAATTACGTTTGATGTAGATGTCAGTAATACCAGTGCAGTTTCAGTAGTTCTTAAAGCCGGTGCTGTAACCACATCAAGATCAACCGGTGTTAATAGGACTCGTAATTTTATCTTCTCAATTCCTAATGATATTACAGCTCCTGTAAAATCAGATGGAACTGCAACGTTCAGTAATATCAAAATTTACGAAGGAACATACATTAATCAGACATTTACCGAAGATAGTAATAACCCTAATCAAAAGTTTATCTTACCAAACTCTGGTATTGATACGGATCTCATCTCTGTTATTGTAAGAGATACTGCAGGATCTACCGTATCAAGAAAATTTGATATGTTTGAAAGTCTTTTTGATGTAACTAAAGACACTAGAGCATATTTCCTTCAAGAGATTAGTCAAGAAAGATATGAACTTCTCTTTGGTGATGGAATTTTTGGTGTCAAACTTGAGAATAGTAATTTTATTGAAGCAAGTTATATTACATGTAATGGGCCCGAGGCAAATAATATAGCCAATTTTTCATTCATTGGTAATTTAGTAGATAACAACGGAGCATCAATTAGTTCAGGTGTTTCAGTCATTGCAACTGAAGAAGCTTCCGGTGGTGGTAAAGAAATTGAATCTGTCGAATCTGTCAAGAAATACGCACCACAGATTTACGCATCACAGAACAGAGCTGTAACAGCTTCCGACTATGAGGCATTGATTCCGCAGATTTATCCAGAAGCTGAATCAGTTTCTGCTTTTGGTGGTGAAGACTTAACACCTCCACAATTTGGAAAGGTTTTTGTAAGTATCAAGCCATACAATGGTGTGTTCTTATCAAGTGGTATCAAACAGAATCTACAGCAACAAGTCAAAAAATACTCTGTTGCCGGTATTAGGGCAGAAATTATTGATTTGAAGTACTTATATGTTGAAGCTGATTGTGAAGCATACTACAATTCAAATCAAGCTCCATCACCATCTTTTGTTCAGAGTGTGGTATTCAATAATATCGCCAACTACGGTAACTCCTCTGACTTGAATCAATTTGGTGCTAGATTTAAATATTCCAAATTTCAGAAAATTGTTGACAGTAGTCACGAATCGGTTTGTTCTAATATAACAACCGTTCAGATGAGAAGAGATATGTCAGTAAAACTCAATCAGTTCGCTGAGTATGAGTTGTGCTTTGGTAATCAGTTTCACGTAAAAAATCACGGTCACTCAGCCGTCTTCCAAGGTAATCTACTTGGATATAATATAAGATCAACAGGATTCACTGTAAGTGGTATCAGCGGAACTGTGTATATGGGTGACAAACCAGCTGGTAATCTTGAAACTGGAACTATCTTCCTCTTCAAGTTAACCTCATCAACTGAACCAATCATCGTCAAACAGAACATTGGTATCATCGATTACAAGAAAGGTGAAATCAAACTTAATCCTATTAATATCATTTCTACAGTAGTTAATAGAAACGCTCCTCTTATTGAAGTTTCTGCAAATCCATTATCAAATGATGTTATTGGTCTCCAAGATCTCTTCCTACAATTGGATGTAAATAATACAACAGTTAACGTAATTGCTGACAACATTTCTTCAGGAAATGACATCTCAGGAACCAATTACATTGTGTCCTCAAGTTATGGGGTTAACAAACTGGTAAGAGGTACCGCAATCATTTCCGGTAGCTCAGACACCACTCAAACGGTCTCTGGCACTACCTCAACCCCTACTAGTGGTACAACACCATCAACACCATCAACACCTACTACAGGTGGTGGAAGTCCTTACACCATGTCCTCACCATCATCTAGCAGTTCCTCCTACTAATACAGATATAAAATGGCAGTAGATAGAGTCAAGTTTCAGGAAATTGTATCCAGTCAAATTCCTAGGTATGTTAGAGAGGATTTTCCTCTTCTAACAAATTTTCTTGAGCAATACTACGTTTCTCAAGAACATCAAGGTGGTCCTGTTGATATCATCAATAATATTGATCAATATGTAAAAGTAGAGGAACTTTGTAATCTAGTAACTGAAACAACTCTTGACGAGGATCTGGATTATGTTGAGAGAGATGTAACTGTAAAATCCACACTAGGATTTTCTGAGACGAATGGTGTAATCAAGATTGACAATGAGATTATATTCTACGAATCGAAGACTGATACCGTATTCCAGAACTGTAGTAGAGGATTTAGTGGTATCACAACTTATGTTACCACAGGTTCTCCTGATGAACTGACTTTTTCACAAACTGAGGTAGATGAACATATTACAGGAACTAAAGTTCAAAACCTGAACGTTCTATTTCTTCAGCAATTTTTTACAAAACTAAAGACACAATTTACTCCAGGTTTCCAAGACAGGAGTTTCTTCAAAGGTCTTGATGCAAGAAACTTCATTTTCAATTCTGATAGTTTCTATTCCTCAAAGGGTACCGATCAGTCATATGAAATTTTGTTCAGAGCATTGTATGGTGAAGATGTAGAAATCATCAAACCTTCACAATTTCTTTTCACACCGTCAAATGCAGACTACAGGGTAACTCAAGATTTTGTTGTTGAATCACTTCAGGGTGATCCACTACAACTTAAAAACCTTACCATTTTCCAAAAAGAGACCGGGGCACGTGGTTCTGTCACCAATGTGCAGGTTATTCCCTATGATAAGTTTCAATTTTATCAAATCAGTATTGATGGTGGTTTCTCTAGGGACACCGACGTAGCAGGATCTATCTTTGGTGAGTTTAAACCAAATCCGTTAACACGACTTCTTGAACCTGTAAGTGTAGGTGCCACTGTTATAAACGTGGACTCTACCATTGACTTCCCCGAATTTGGTAATATTGTTGTTGATAATGTTGATGATGAAGAAGTAAGTATAGCTTATAGTGGAAAAACTGCTAATCAATTCTTTAATACCACTGTTTTTGATAATCTTCCTAAGAAAGCTGATGTAAAATTTGATTCATATTCATTCGCATATGTTGGTATTTCTACATCTGAAGAAATCAGAGTCAGATTTACCTCCACACTAAAGGATTTTAAACAAGATCAATCAACATACTTCTTCAAAAAAGATGACACGATTCAGATTAAGTCACTGGGTCTTGAATCTGTGGGTAAAAAGGCTAATAATTGGTTCACTAACGTAAAGTCAAAATTCAAAATTGCAGAAACTATTGTAGTTGATGCAAACAATTTTACCTATCAGCACAAGTTCTTAGTAGATAGTTTGCTCAAGGAGGGATATTCTGTTAGATATGAGAATTTTGATGGTACTGTTTCTATTCTAGGAGAGGTAAAAACTGTATCTTCTGCAAGTGATGTAACTATTCAATATAGTCAACAGCTTCCCTTGAGTGGGGAGTTCTTTATTGAAAATGAATTACTTAAGGGAGACTCATCAAAATATCCTTATATCTCAAACTTTGTTGCCAATACACAGAATACTTACACAAAATTTAATGGTGATGTTCTGGTTGCATCTAACTCCATTCCAAATTTTGATGGAGTAGCTACAAATACGATTGATAATAAGATCACATTCTCCGCATCATTGTTGAGCACCGATGTACTGACACTACCAACTAATCCCACTAATCTCCCTGATCACGGTCTGTATACCGGTGAGACGGTTTATTTTGAATCAAATGGTGATGGGTTCCAAGGAATCTCCTCAGCAACGTATTTTATTGAAAGAGTTGATGAAAGTAATATCAAACTCGCAAGAAGTAAAGCCGACCTGGCAAAAGGTACTTATCTTACATTCAATGGCTCGGTAACCAACGCATCAATCACTCTTCTTGAGAGTTACAAAAAGAATATCGAACCACAAGGTCTTTATAGACAAATTACCACACCATTGGTTAGAAATAAATCATATAAGACTGAATCCGGTCACACAGGTATCTTTATTAATGGTGTTGAACTTCTAAATTATAAGTCATCAAATAATGTTTACTACGGTAACATTGAAAGTCTGATTGTAACTGCAGGTGGTTCTGATTATGACATTATCAATCCTCCTATTCTCAGTATAAAGGATGAAGTAGGAACAGGTGCAACAGGTATTACTAATGTTCTTGGTAATCTGGTAAGATTTGAAGTAATTGATACTGGTATGGGATATATCAATCCCCCCACCATCAGTATCTCAGGTGGTAATGGTTCAGGTGCTTCAGCAGAACCAAGAATGCTCTCAATCAAGCATGAGAATTCATTTATCGGTAATTCACCCGACGAAGTAAAACTTGCCACCAATGAAATCATTTTCAAGTCTGATCACAAATTTGTAAACGGTGAGGGTATTTTATACGAACCAAGAAGTACAAAAGTTGTTGTGGGTCTTACAACAGGAAGTAAGTATTACGTCAATGTAACCTCACAAACTGGTATTCAACTTCATAATTCAAGAACTGATGCGTTTGCGGGTATCAACACGGTCAGTTTGACTGGATTTGGTAATGGTAGTCAGTTTTTTGTTGCCGAAAATCTCAAACAGGTAGTATCATCTGTTGTTATAACGAATCCTGGAGTAGGATATGAAAACAAACAGAGAACTATTCCTTCAGTGGGTGTCAATACGTCTTCCGACAGTGTGGAGATTGTCAATCATGGTTATAATCACAAAGATATTGTAAGATATACAAAAGGAACACCTGCCATTTCAGGTCTTTCAGAAAATAAAGATTATTATGTTGTTAAAGTCAATGAGGATTCCTTTAAGTTAGCAGAAGTCGGAAGAGTTGGTGTCCCTAGAGAATATTTTGTAGATAACAATATCTGTATTGATTTCAGAAATGCAGGTAAGGGATCTTTCAACTATCCTCCTATCACTATTCAGGTCTTAGGTCCAGCTGCAGCTTTTGATGAAAGTTTTGTTGCGAACTTCCAGGAACTTTATATCATCGAATCTCCAATTGAAGAAGACATTACAACTCCAGCTAATGTACTTGCATGGACTGATACCGAAGCTGAAATTACAGATCCATACTTTGTTGCTATCGCTGGAGAATCTAATTGGCTTATTAGTGATGATCCATTTGTTGGTAATATTTTACTGTATGCGGCAGAATTACAACCTATTTTTAGAGGTAGTATTGAATCAGTCGATTTAACCTCTGGTGGTGTTGGTTATGGATCTTCCGAAATTATCGATTTCCAAAGACAACCTGAAATTACTTTGAATTCTGGTATCAATGCAGTACTGACACCAATTATTAATAATGGTCAAATATCCGAAGTTATCGTAAATCAAGGTGGAACTGGTTTCAATGCACCTCCCACACTTGAGGTTGTAAGTGATACTGGTAGTTTTGCAGTTCTTATTGCACAAGTATCAGACGGTAAAATTTCTAACGTCATTGTGAGAAAGGGTGGAGCTGGTTACGAATCAGGTAAGGTAACAATCAACGTTAAGGCAGCAGGTTTAGGTGCAAGAATCAATGCAAACATCAAACCCTGGAATGTAAATCTTTTCGAGAAGAAATTTGCCAATCTACTTGGTGATGATTGTACAATCGCTGATAATATCGATAATAAATCTCTCCAATTCAGTTCTTTGTATGCACAGAGACCACTTAGACAAAATACAAATGCTTTGAGTGGTTTTGGAAATAATAATATTAGATATGGATTCTTTGATATTACTTTGAATAGTAATAATGAAGAAACGGATAGTCTTTTCCACTCACCCATTTTAGGTTGGGCATATGATGGTAATCCGATTTATGGACCATATGGTTTTAGTAATATCGATGGTACTGGTAGTATTCGGAGAATGGTTAGTGGATATAAACTAGCTATCACTGGACTTAATAGACCATCATATTCAACATTCCCCAATGGATTCTTTGTAAATGATTTCATTTTTGCGGGTGATGGAGATCTTGATGAGTCAAATGGTAGGTTCTGTGTAACACCAGATTTCCCTAATGGAATATATGCATATTTCTGCACCATCTCAGATAATATTGATGCATCTGGTCCTTTCGATAAGTTTAAGAGACCAGTATTCCCCTATGTAATTGGTAATGAATATCATTCAGTTCCAAATCCATTTAATTTCAGATCCTCATCCAATCAAAAGGAATATGATATTGTAGGTAATTCTTGGTTTAGAAATACCAAGTTCTACTATACTAATGGTGGAGATGCTGGTTACGATTATGTTTATAATTCAGACAATGTTAGAAATCAATCTCTTGATATTACTGCGACTACTTCAGGTTCTGTAGATTCTTTGGATATTCTTGATCCCGGAACAGATTACAAAGTAAATGATAGAGTTATATTCAACTCTGAAGGTACAGGTGGAAGAAACATCAGATATAAGGTTTCTCAAGTTAAAGGTAAGACCGTTAATAATGTTTCTCTTGCTACCACCTTTATTGAAAACGTAGAATTTGGTAGTGGAAACAATCCAAATAACTTTATTGGATTTACATCTGCACCTCATAACTTCCTTCCTAGAGATACTGTCTTTATTGATAATCTCTCCGAATACTATAAGGGATTTGATGGAGCATATACTGTTGGAGTATCAAGTGAGAGATGGTATGTATCTGTAGGTATTCAGACACAATCTGTCACAGGTATTCAGACATACATTTACGTTTCTGGTTCTTTGGATGAGCAAGTCATCAGAACTAACGACATTCTTAGAATTGAAAAAGAAAAACTTCAAGTTCTAAATGTTGATGAAGAATCTGGAAGAATAAGAGTTTTGAGAGGAGTTGATGGAACTCTCGGTTTCCCACATGCAGCTGGTGTGGTTGTTAGAGATGATCCTAGAAAGATTAGATTTACATCTACTGGTATCACTACAAATAGATCATTTAAAGTTAATAGACAGTTCTACTTCAAACCTAATGAATCAGTAGGTCTTGGTTCTGCTCAAGTAGTAATGTTCTCAGGCATTACTACAGTCACATTCTCCAATCCCGGAGTTGGAGTGACTAGGTTGAATCTGGGTCAACAACAGATACATATCCCTAATCATAAACTGGAACTTAACACTCCAATGAAGTATTTCACCAACAGTGGTGGGTCTTCTATTCAAGTTTGGAGTGGTGTAGATGGTTCACCCAAGTATGATCTTACTGCGACTAGAAATGTATTTGCAGTACCACTTTCGGATGATGTAATCGGAATTGCAACACAAAGAGTTGGTGTAAATTCTAATGGTGTGTTTGTCGGTATTGATTCAAATGCCGGTGGATTGTTGTACTTCACCAGTGCAGGTATTGGAAGTTATCACAGCTTCAATACTGATATTCTCGGTGTGTTGAAAGGTAGAGTATCACAGAATATTGTAACCGTATCTACAGCACAGACTCACGGAATGCTTCGTGGTGATAGAGTTACTGTTGACGTTAATCCAACTACAACCACCACGATTAAAGTAAAGTATGACGACTATAATAGGAGAATTGTATTTGATCCCGATATTGTAGAAGCAACAGGTATTAATACAAATTCTAATACATTTACTGTTCCTACCAACAAGTATAACACTGGTGATAAAGTCATTTACACGTCGGGTGATCCATCCGAAAACCTGACATCATCTGATATGTATTTTGTATACAATCTGAAAAATGATGTAATTAAACTGGTACGTAATGCGAATGAACTTTTAAGTGAGAATCCAACATTTGTCAATGTTGGTAGTGCAAAAACTGCAACATTGTCACGTATCAATCCTCAAGTAGAAATTCAAAAAAATCAAAACATCAAGTTTGACTTATCTGATTCTTCTTTGTCATTCACAAATGCTGGTGTCCCAGCAGCTGCCTTTGAAATGTATCTGTATGCGGACGAACAAAAAATTAATCAGTTCTGGACCACTAAAACCAACAGAATATTTGAAGTTGTGAGAAGTGGAGTTATTGGTGTTGATACCTCTGCATCTTTGACACTTGCTGTTAGTGATAACTTACCTTCAGTTCTCTTTTATGGATTTGAACCAGACAATTTGGATATTCTTCCTGCCGTAAAAAAAGAGATCTTGGATGACACCACGGTTCCTAGTGGTAATACCATTAACTTGGTTCCAAATAAATTTGACGGAATTTATGAAGTAGTTGGTGTATCATCACGTACCTTTGATTACAATATTCCATTTGATTATGATACAATTGTATCATATGGATCAACTAATTCAAATATACAATATGATACTGCATCATCAACGGCCGTAGGTCCAATCAGTAGAGTATCATCTGACAATAAGGGTATTGGTTATAAGTCATTACCTGGATTCTCCTTTGTTTCTAGCGCGAAAGGATCAGGTGCTCTCCTAAAACCAAATAGCACTTCAATCGGTAATATTATTTCAACTAAAATTAATAATATTGGTTTTGGTTACCCATCTGATAAAACACTTAACGCTACAGGAAACTTACCTCTTGTATTAGAACTTGAATCATTAGGTAGTTTTGAATCTATTGGAATTTCTTCTGGTGGTGTAAATTATAGTCAGGCACCCGATCTCGTTATTCTTGATGGATTTACTGATCAGGAAATTACTGATGTTCTTCTTAGATATGAGTTGAATGACAGTAGTGTGGAGATCGTTCAAAACACTTCATCTCTCTTTAACGTATCACCTTCGATTATTCCTATTAACAATACTAATGGATTTAGCATCAGTTCTGTTACTTACAACTCGACAAGTAAAATTGTTCGTCTTTTCTTCTCCAACATCTTTAGTGATGCAAAGGACTGGCCATTCAAGGTTGGTGAATCAGTTCTTGTAGAAAACATTGCTGTTGGTTTTGGAACAGCAGGTAAGGGTTACAACTCTGAAGATTATAATTATCAGTTATTTGAAGTAACGGGTCTTGACAGCAATTTGGGTGGATCAGGTTCATATATTGAGTATGACCTTACTAACAATCTTGCTGTTGGAGAATTTCCCGGAACCACTACAAATCTAGTTGCCGGTTCAGTCACTCCGAAGTCATTCTTCCCAATATTTGACCCCAGAATTGTAACAAAAGACTTTGTTGCAGGCGAAAGAGTTACAAATCCAGGTGGAGTTGGAATTGTTGAGAGATTTGACAGTGTAAGTGGGTTCCTATTTGTTACATCTGAAGATGATTTTGAGGTTGGATCAATATTAAGATCTGAGACTACTGGTACTCAGGCTCGTATCACTTCTACAATTGATTTTAACTCTACAATCAAACTGGGTGTTGGTGCGACATTTAATTCTGGATGGCAATCAAATTCAGGATTCATGAATGATAATCTTCAGGTTCTTCCCAATAATGAATATTATCAAAACTTCTCATATTCACTGAAATCTAGAGTTGATTTTGATACATGGAATGATCCAGTAAGTTCTCTTAATCACACAGCAGGATTTAAGAAATTTGCCGATCTTCTAATTGATAATTCTGCTGTTGGTATTGTATCAGCGGTAGATTCTGAAATTTCAACTGTTATTGACCTTATTGGTGAAGAAAAACTCAATTGTTTCCCAGACTTTGATTTTGCCTCTGAGAGAACTATTGATATCGGTAAAAATAAAGTCATTTCCGATGAAGTGGTATTTGAAAATACAATTCTTCTCGATTATTTTGAATCAAGAGGAAATAGGGTTCTGAGAATTGATGATTTCAGCTCTTCTTTCAATAGTAATCCTAGATCCACTAATTTCTCAGTGGTTACTACCTACGATGAATCATTTACATACAATAAGATCTTTACTCTGGTACAAGATAAGGAACTTAGGAATAGAAAACAATCCGCTATTGTTTCCGTCATTCAAGATAAGAACGACGGATATGTAAGTCAATACTCCACACTTGATACTGCCACTCCTCTTGGATTCTTTGGTCACACAAGCATTGGAACTAGTGAGTGGGGACTTACATTTACACCCAACCTATCCGTATTCAACAATTATGATGTATCAACTTTCCAATTCAGCGGACTTGACAACGTAACTGGTATCGGATCTACTGCAATTGGTAATTTGGTATCTATTGCGTCATCTTCGGTATCTGTACCTGTCACCACGGAAACTACACTCCTTACAATTCCAACATCTGAAAGATCAGCGAAGCTTCTGGTTCAACTCCAAGACAATGAGAGTAATTACTTCATGTCTGAGTTCAGTCTTCTCCATGATGGTACAAACGTAGAGATGCTGCAGTATGGTGACGTTACTAATAATCCCGGAATGACCGGTCAAGATGCATTTGGAACATATAAGGCAGAAATCTCTGGATCTAATCTGGTCTTCAGTATTGTTCCCACAGTAGGAACAGCAGTTACTGCAAACGTATCTGCCATATTGACAAATGCAGGAACGTCTGGTGTTGGAACCGTCAGTATGGAGGTTACCAACCTATCATCCTACTATAAGTCTATCGCATCTTCAGGATCACCTACTGCTAATTTGATTGCCACTTACGACAATCCATTCGCAGCTGAATACTTTGTTGTTACTGTTCATGACACAACAAATAATGAGTATGAGATGTTTGAGTGTAATGTTCTTGATTCGGACAATTTCATGATTGTCAAGTATGGTGATGTTACAACTAATGTTGGTCTTGGAACAGTTGGTGTTACTAAAACCAGCAATACTACCAACCTTGTTTATACTCCAAACGCAAGTATTAATGTTGAAGTAAGAGCATTTGGTATTGGACTGAAGAACTTTGATAATATCGTTGGTATCAACTCAATCTCAACTCTTAATAACAATATCCTGTGGTCTAAGTTTGGTGGATACACTGGTACTGAAAATGATAAGAAGAGAGCCTTTACTCTTACTCACAATACAAAACCAATATTCTCAAGAAGCTTCCAGGGCAATAGTCCATCTATCGTTAATGTTTCAAACAACTCTATTTCAGTCCCCGATCACTTCTTTGTTACCGGTGAGAAACTAATTTACAGTTATGAAAATTCTTTGACATCTACTGCTAACGCTATTGGAATTGTCACTACCACAATCTCCGGTGTTTCAACGGATAAACTACCTTCCACGGTATTTGCAGTTAAGTTGAATGATGTTAATGTTGCATTTGCAGCAAGTGCTTTTGATGCTCTATCATCACCACCCACAACATTAGATATCACCTCTGTTGGTGTAGGTACCTTCCATCAAATTACATCCACTAATCAAAATGCAAGAGCATTGGTTGCTATTGACAACATGATTCAGGAACCTGTAACTGAGGTGAATGTATCCACAACACTTACTCAAGATGTCATATTTGATGTTGATTTCATTGTTAGTGGTATCTCTTCATTGAGAGCTAATAATCTTATTAAGATTAATGATGAAATGATGCTCATTCAAGACATCGGAGTTGGAGCTACTAACAGAGTAAGAGTATTGAGAGCTCAAATGGGAACCGGTATCGGTACTCATGCAAACGGATCAAGTGTTGAACTCATGGGTGGTAACTATAATATTGTTGATAATACTATCAACTTTGTTCAAGCTCCATACGGTGCTATTCCCATCGGTACCTCTACTGATGGTCCAGACAATAGAGACTTCACAGGTATTACAACCTTCTCTACTTTCCAAGGAAGAACCTTCATGAGAAGTGGAATTGAAGATAGTGATGTGGATACTTATTCTACAAACCTTACTTTTGACAATATACAAACTGAATTCAATGGTCAGAAGAAAGTTTATACGTTGAAACAGAATGGTGCTAATATTACAGGATTCTCTACCAACAATGCAATCATTCTGAACTCTAACATTCTTCAAGAGCCACAGGGTGGTCAGATTAACGTTGGTGATTTTAATCTATCAGAAACAGCTGGTGTATCAAGTATTACATATCTTGGTGATAGTGTTTCATCTGGTGACGATCCTAATAAGGCGACTATACCTAGAGGAGGTATTATCGTATCTGCTGCTTCTACTCCAGGATTTGGTTATCAACCACTGGTCTCGGCTGGTGCAAGTGTAAATGTTTCTTCTGCAGGAACAATCATTTCCACAGTGATTAATAATCCTGGTTCGGGTTACAGAGTCGGTATTCAGACTGTCAATGTTGGATATGCAGTCTCAGCAACGGGTATTACCACTGTTGTTAATATCGGAACAGCCACTGTTCAAAATGGCGAGATTGTTGCAATCACTACTAGCTTCATCGGTGCAAACCTTGATGATTTACATCCACCCCGTGTTGTTATTGATGCTCCACTTCCATATCAGTCAATACCTCTTGTCTATGCCGATGGTGTAGTAGGAACAGGTACTGGTGCTAAAGTTGATGTTGTTGTGGGTCAAGGATCAAGTATTATTTCCTTTGATCTTTCTAGTAGAGGATTTGGATACAAAGAGGGTGAGGTTGTCAGACCCTCTATTGGAGGAACAACTGGTATTCAAACCACCACTGGTTACGATGAATTCCAACTCACTATCCAAGATGTCTACCGTGACTCTTTTAGTGGATTTACTATCGGAGATCTTGATGTCTTTGATGTTCTAGATGAAGATTTCGATGGATTCAAAAAGAACTTTAATCTCACGATTAGTGGAAAACAGTTCTCCATTGAAGTTGCTACTGGATCAAATATTAATATTGCTCAGTGTTTGATCGTTACAATTAATGATATTCTTCAGGTTCCAAATCAGGCTTACAAGTTCAATGGTGGTGCAGTCATTGAATTTACTGAGGCACCTAAGAAGGGTGATAAATCTAAGATCTTATTCTACAAGGGAACACCCGATGTTGATGTTGTCTTAGTCGATATTACTGAGACAATTAAAGTTGGCGACTCTGTTCAGCTGAAAAATAATCCCGGATCGGGTCAAGGAATTAGATTCTCTCAAGAACAAAGAACTGTAACAGGTATTACTACTCTAGATACTGCAAGAACATTTGCTTACGATGGACCTGGTATTACGACCAACCAATCACTACTCAGACCAGTCACTTGGTGCAAACAGACTGAAGATATTATTATCAATGGTCAGTTTATTACTAAGGATAGAGTTGATCAGGAACCATCTATTTTCCCAGCAGCATATCTCACAAGTTACGTTGGTATAACAAGTGGTTATGCTTACACAGATACTTCTAGACCACTCTTTAGTGGTAGAAATGAGACTAACCTTCTTGATTATCAAGATCGTATTAAATTGATCGACCAAAGAGAGTTCACAACAGCTCTTGGTATTGCATCTGTAGGTATTGGTACAACAGTCACCTCGGTTACTATCACAAACGTTGGATCTGGATATTCAACCTTCACTCCAACAGTGTCCTTCTCACTTCCTGATGATATTAATGGCACCAGAGCAACAGGTACTGCAAATGTAACTGGAAGTGGTGTCACTACAATTACAATCACTAATCCTGGAACTGGATATACCCAGGCACCTCGGGTATTGATTGAAGTTCCAACCGTTAGAACTGAAACTCTTGGAGTTTCTACTTACATGGGTGATCAAGGTCTGATTGTTGGTTATGCACAATCTGCTGGTGGACTTGGTACTTTAGAACTCTACATCCCAGATTCATCTGATCTCAGAGATGAATCGGTCATGGGTCCTGGTGCTGCAATCACTATGAGTCAGTTGATCATTGGTGACATCTTTGTTGTTAACAATTCAAACAACATATCCACCACAACCATGGACGGTATATACCAAGTATCTAAGGCATACAATGTAACAAAAGATTTGAGCTCTGTAGGTATCGGAACTACCACCATCAAGAGAGTTGAAGTTGCTGCTGTTGGTATTGGTACAACTAGTACAATTAATAATGATTACTTCTGGGGTACTTACTCATGGGGTAAGATTGAATTTAAGAGTAGACCTTCTACCACTGCTCTCGAATTTACACCAAATCCTTACTCAGGACTATCAACATCAGTTCTTGTTCAGAGATTGAGACCACTTAAGTTTAATGGTTACACCAATTAAAATAAATAAAACATAGAAAAGGACCCCTATAGATGGCATTCCAAGGCATTAACACTGGCTCTGCACCAAATGATGGCACTGGTGATACCCTCCTTGCCGGTGGTATAAAAGTTAATAGCAATTTTACTGAAATATACAGTCTCCTTGGTGATGGATCTTCTCTGGCTGTGGGTGTTGTCACCAATACAGGTGATGCATCAGGTGTAACGGGTATCACCACTCTGATTCAGGCAGGTAGTAACATTTCAGTAACAACAAATGCTGGAATTTCTACTATTGCGTATACAGGTATTGCTAATACTGCAAATATAAGTGCTAATACAGTCAATGTAAGTGGTATTGTCACCGCAACAAGTTTTAATGGTTCCGGTGCATCTCTAACTGGTGTTTTAACAGCATTAAATTTGAATGGTGCTGATGGATCTGGTCTTACTGGTGTTGTAACAACACTCACTGGTGCTAATGCATCAGGTGTAACGGGTATCACCACTCTGATTCAAGCAGGTAGTAACATCACAGTGACAACCACTGCTGGTATCACCACCATTGCATCAACAGCTAGTGGTGTTGGAACTGCCAATGTAAGCACAAATACATTAGTTGTTGCTGGTGTATCTACATTCCAAGGAAGAATGATTGGTACTGATACCAATAACGTCATCCCATTCTACTATAATAATTACAGTGAATTCCCATCATCAAGCACATACCACGGTGCTGTTGCTCATGCACATAACACCGGTAGATTGTATTTCGCACATGCTGGTTGGAAAGAATTAGTCAATAAAGAATCAGATGGAACTGTTGGCACAGGGACTGAAACATATAATGTTGGTCTTATCACTGCTATTGGAAATAATCTTGTTTCTTCCCAATGGACACTAGGTGCAAGTGGTTCTAGTCACTACACATTCACTGGTCCAGGAAATCTGAGTGGTACATCTGACCCAGTAATTTATCTTGCAAGAGGTCAAACCTATCAGTTTGTTAATAACTCGGGTGGTTCCCATCCATTCGAGATCAGAACATCAAATGGTGGTTCGGCATATAGCACTGGTGTGACCAATAATTCGGCCGCTAGTGGTGTAATTAAATTTGAAGTTCCGTTTGATGCACCAAATACACTATACTACCAATGCACAAATCATGCCGGCATGGGTGGAACTGTAGTGGTATATCCAGATCGATTTACCGTCTAAATAAGAAAAAAGTCCTCTAAACATGGCTGCGATAATTACTGATCAACTTCGTATCTTGAATGCAAAGAATTTTGTAGACTCTGTACAGAATTCTAACAATTCATATTACGCATGGATTGGTCTTCCAGATGCTCCTGAGTTCCAGAGTGACTGGAATTCCAATCCTCCTGCCCCCAAGGATTGTTTGGATGATTCAAATTATTATTGGGACACCATGTTGGCCCTTAAAAAGATCAACTCTGGTGATGTAAGCCAGGTTGTGAAGAAGATTACTTGGCAGTCAGGTACCACATATGATATGTGGAGAAATGATATTGATAGAAATAATGCATCACAACCTTCTGGAGCGTTGGACATTTATGATGCAAACTACTATGTAATGAATAGTGAGTTCAAAATTTATATTTGTTTGTTCAATAACGCCAATCCAGAGAACAGTTTTAGAGGTGGTCCTTCTTTGGACGAACCAAATTTCACCGATTTGGAGCCCAGAGAGGCTGGAAGCAGTGGTGATGGTTATATTTGGAAGTATCTTTTTACGATTAAGCCAAATCAAATCATCAAATTTGACTCTACCAACTTCATTCCGGTACCCACAGATTGGGAAACTAACTCTTCATACACTTCTGTAAGAGAAAATGCAGGAACAAGTGGTCAAATTAAGATTGTAACCATTAGAAATCGTGGTGTTGGTATTGGTACTGCTAATGTTACCTACACCAGAGTACCTATTTTGGGCGATGGAAGGGGTGCAGAGGCTACTGTTGTCGTAAACAATGACTCAAAAATTGAATCTGTGACCGTTTCTAACGGTGGAAACGGATATTCCTTCGGAACTTTGGACTTATTGACTGGTGGTGTTCCTTCAGGCACCGTTGATCCCGTTTTTAACGTCATTATTCCTCCTCCTGGAGGTCATGGAGCCGATATTTACCGCGAATTAGGTGCAAATAACGTGCTTTCTTACGCAAGATTTGAAAATGACACGCAAAATCCCGATTTTATCACCGGAAACCAGTTTGCGCAGGTCGGAATTGTTAAAAATCCCAAAAATTTCAATTCCACGATCAATCTGACCACCGATAAGGCCAGCGCAGTCTATGGTTTGAAGCTTGTTGGTACTGGATTTAGTGAAGCTGTCTTCACTGCTGACTCAACTTTCACTCAAACTGTCGGTTTGGGTTCAACAGCTGTAGGTAAAGTCGTTTCATACGATCAACAAACCGGTGTTTTGAAGTATTGGCAAGATAGAAGAACTGCTGGTTTCAATACAGACGGTACAGCAAATACAAATCCCGTTTTTGGATTTGAGCAAATAAGATTTACTGCCTCACCAGCGTCAGGTGGTAGTGTTCAAATTAATCCAACTGCAGGAAATACCCTTCTGATCGATCAATCATTCTCGGGCGTATCTACGACAATAAATAGTCGTACATACTTCTTGGGTCAGGAATTCACGAGTGGAGTTTCCAATCCAGAGTCTCAAAAATACTCTGGTGACATCATTTATGTTGATAACAGACCTTCTGTTACTAGATCATCTTCACAGAAAGAAGACGTAAAAGTTATCTTGCAATTCTAAAGAGATATGCCACAGGAAACTAATCTCAATGTCGCTCCTTATTTTGACGACTTTGATCCCTCCTCAAACTATTACAAGATTTTGTTTAAGCCGGGATTTCCGGTTCAAACTAGAGAGCTGACTGGTCTACAGTCAATTCTTCAGAATCAGGTAGAGGAGATGGGAAACCATTTCTTCAAAGAGGGTGCAAAGGTTATTCCTGGTGATCTTACATATATTCAAAATTTCTTTGGTGTTCAAATTGAACCAGAATTTCTTGGTATCCCTGTTGGAATCTATCTTGATCAACTCGTCGGAACCAAGATCACTGGTAGAACATCCGGTGTTACAGCCAAAGTAGTAACTTATATTACCGATCAAGAGTCTGAAAGAGGTACTTTCACACTATATCTAAACTATGAGAATTCACCATCTTCCGATGAGGCAGTAAGCACCTTCATTGACGGTGAAATTCTAACCACAACCACTAATATTACCTACGCCACGACATTTATTTCACAGGGGGAAGGATTCGCAACAACCATCCCCCAAAATGCAGCAGTTGTAGGTTCATCTTTTAATATCTCTCAAGGTGTTTATTTCCTGAGAGGATATTTTGTTAATGTCAATTCACAAACACTAATACTTGACCAGTATAGTAATACACCATCCTTTAGAGTTGGTTTAGATGTTATTGAAGAGATTATATCTTCTGATGTTGACCCTTCACTGAATGACAATGCACAGGGGTTTAATAACTTTACGGCACCTGGTGCAGATAGACTTAAAATTTCAACCACCCTCTCTAAAAAGCCTCTCGGAAGCTTTGACGAGTCCAATTTCGTTCAACTCTCGGAGGTAAAAGATGGAATTCTTCGTCTTATTAACAAAAATACTGATTATAACTTCCTTGGGGACGAATTTGCGAGAAGAACCTTTGATGAGTCCGGTAACTATTATGTCAAGGAATTTGTAACTTCGGTTAAGAATAGTCTTAATGATAATGAAGGCAATAGAGGAATCTATAATGCAGATCAAACCACATCGACCGGAAATATCCCTAGTGATGATATAGGTATCTACAAAGTTTCTCCAGGTAAAGCTTATTGTAGAGGATATGAGGTAGAGACAATTGCACCTACCCTTATTGATTTTAAAAAGCCTAGAGCCACCAAAAAGGTTGAGGATCAGGCTATCAATTTCGGTTTTGGACCTACTCTCAATCTTAATAGAGTCACTGGATCACCGACTATTGGTATTAATACATCCCTTGAGATTAGTTTGAGAGATCAAAGGGTTGGTGTAAACTCTCTGACCACTCCTGGACAAGAAATTGGTGTTGCTAGAATTTATGATTTTGCCCTAGAAACTGGTTCTTATGATACAGCATTCCCAAATCTCAATAATTGGGATTTATCACTGTTTGATGTTCAGTTATTCTCAACCATCACTCTTAATGAAGCAGTCACTCTCAACACCTCCACACATATTGAGGGTGAATCAAGTGGTGCAAAAGGTTTCCTAAATGCCAATGTAGCAAGCTCAACCTCAATTGTAGCGACAAACGTACAAGGTGAGTTCCATAAAGGAGAAAGATTACTCTTCAATGGTGTTCTTGACAATTCAAGGTTTATTGTCAAAGATGTAAATCATAAAATGTCTGATGTTAAATCAGTCTTTAGTATTGTTGGTTCAGCAGCAACCTTTACCGCCGACACCATCCAATCAAAAGTTCGTAGTTTTGGTTCAGCAAACGTATCTGCCGCAGGTGGTGGCGAATCACTTATTTCGATTCCAGCTGATCCCGGATTCTCATTTGTAGGTATTGCCTCCATTGGTAATATTATCAGGTATTCTAAACCCGGATTTGATATTGCCACTCTGAATAGAGTTATTGGTGTTGCAAAAACAAATATTACTGTTGAGGCTGTCGCCAGTGTAAATGGTATTTGTGATGGAACTATTCCAGCTGTGGTTACTAATGTTCAAAACTTTGAACTGCTTTCTACAAAAGGAACTGGAAGTGTTGCTGGTTCTGGTAATCAAGCTAACAACAGAGCACTATATAGTGCATTCCCCAAGGCAAATGTATCTGCGGTAAATCTTGTTGATTCTGAGATTGTTATTAGAAGACAATACGACACATCAATCAATAACAATTCAACACCTGTCATCAATACTGAAGACAAGGAAGTATTCCTTCCCTTTGATGAGGAAAGATACATCCTTATCAGATCTGATGGTGGAACTGAAGCATTGACCGAAGATAGATTCCAGTTCACCAATGGTTCTAAATCACTTAAGATTAATGGACTTGGTGCTAACGACGTAAATAGCAAATTGATTACAACCATCAGAAAAACTGATGTTAAGTCAAAGACAAAAATTAGGAATGTAGCTCGAGATCTGATTATTAGTAAATCTAATACAACTGCATCTGGTATTGGTTCAACCTCTCTTGGAGACGGTTTGACTACGGGTAATTGGCCATATGGCACCAGAGTTCAAGATAGAGAAATCTCTTTGAACACCGTCGATGTCTATAAGATTCATGGTATCTTTGAATCAGATGATGAGAATGACCCCACATCTCCTTTTATGACACTTTCTCAAATGGATGGTGTCACTGCAACTACGAATGACCTTATTGTTGGTGAGATTATTGTTGGTCAAACTAGTGGTGCTAAAGCCATTTACCTTCAAAAGGATGATGATACCTCTATCTTCTTCACATATTTGAATGATACTGTATTTGCTAATGCTGAAGTTGTAAAATTTGCATCCTCTACTGTAAATGCTGTTACATCAAATGTAAATCTTGGTTCTAAAGAAATCAGTGAGGACTTCCAATTCTTTGATGGACAAAGAGGAAGTTTCTACGATTACTCTAGAATCATCAGAAATGCAGAAGCACAAATTCCAAATAAAAAGATCCGTGTATATTTTGCATCATCTTCATACGATGCAGGTGATGAAGGTGATATCACCACTGTAAACTCTTACGTTGGTTACAACTACGGAACAGAAATCTCTGGTGTTGATGGTATCAGAAACTCCGATATTATTGATGTGAGACCTAGATTGGCAGACTATGTTCTGACAGAGGGTGGAAGATCTCCATTTGAATTTGACGGAAGAAATTTTACAGATGGTACAGCAAATGGAAACAAACAGTCTTCCAGACATATCATTGCTTCTGATGAATCACTGACTGTAGACTACAACTACTATCTACCTAGAGCTGATAGAATTTACATTGATAAAGATGGTGCATTGGGTTATCTGGCAGGAACACCCGATGACTTCCCCAGACTTCCTGATAGTCTCAACAATGTAATGAACATTGCCAATGTATTCCTTCCAGCATACTTGTATGATGTAGGTGATGCTCAGGTTAAATTCGTTGAGCATAAGAGATATCAAATGAGCGATATCTCTAAACTTGAGCAGAGAATTAAAAATCTTGAATATTACACCTCATTGAGTCAACTGGAAACCAACACTCTCAATCTATTCGTTGAGGATGCAAATGGTCAAAACAAATTCAAGTCTGGTATCTTTGTTGATAACTTCACATCTCTGGAGCCACAGGATAGTTCTATTGGTATCAGAAACTCTATTGATACAGAGAATGGAGTTCTAAGACCATCTCACTATACCACTGCACTTAATCTCCAACTTGGAACTACAGCAATTGCTGGTATCGGAACCACTTCAAATGCAAATCAGGATGCTGACTTTGCAGAAATTGTAGGTGTCAATGTCAAGAAGAGTGATAGACTTGTCACACTCGATTATGAAGATGAAAACTGGTTAGAACAACCTTTTGCTACAAGAGTAGAAAATGTAACCCCATTCCTTGTTCAGTTCTGGCAAGGTGATATTGAACTTATTCCAGAAGTTGATGTATGGATTGATGTCAATAGGCTTGAAGTTAATGAAGTAATGATGGAAGGTTCCTTCCAGGGTATTGCTCAAGCTTTGGGTGCTGAAGTAAGAACTGCAGCTGATGGAAGTAGAAGGGGTGTATCTCCCGTAACCTGGAACTCCTGGCAGACAGTTGGAGTTGATGTAAATACCTCACTCTCAAACAATGTCTCTAGTAGTTCTGTCAGTTCTACTAATACTAACAAGTCAAGTTCTAATCAGGATATTGGCACTGGTGAACTTTCAACCACAGTCACAACTAAAAACACAACTAAGACTGTAACAACGAACAATGCTATTACAGCAACCACTTCTGTTAATCTTTCTCAGACAAGATCTGGAAGACAGTTCTTTGTCAATGAGAGAATTGATACTGAGTCTCTTGGTGATAGGGTTGTAAGAAGAGAGATTGTCAACTTCATGAGATCTCGTAACATCAGTGTTATTGGAACGAGATTCAAACCATTCACAAGAGTCTACGGATTCTTTGATGATGTTGATGTCAATAACTTTATGACTCCCAAACTCATTGAAATTGAGATGCTTGGAGGAACATTCGTTGTTGGTGAAACTGTTGCTGGAAGAATGGATGACGGTGGATCTCAGGTAACCACCGGTGCTACTATCCCATCAATCGATTTCAGGGTTGCTGCACACAACCATAAGTATGGTCCATATAACGTACCTACAGATTTCTACGATAGTAATCCTTATAACAGAGATACAGTATTCGCATCCATTTATTCATCTGCTGCTACTGTTCTTAACGTTGATACCTTTAGTCTTCAATCACAAGACTTCCCACAGTTTAGTGGGTTTATCTCACAGTCTATGATCCTCACTGGTCAAACCAGTGGTGCTCAGGCAAAGGTAACTGCTGTCAGAATGGTAAGTGATAGAGTTGGAACGATGATCGCTTCCTACTTTGTTCCTAATGGTAACAATCCTTCCAACCCATCATTCGAGACTGGTAGATCGAGCTTCAGACTTACAAGTAGTAAGATCAATAGTACTATTGAAGGTATCGTATCTACTGCTGGAGAATCCATTTTCTACTCCGAAGGTAGTGTCGATGTCACTCAGGAAGCTACTCTGTCACTCAGAAATGCTACTGTTAAGAGAGAAGATCGTTCACAGAGAAGGATTATCGGTGATACAGCCACTTCTAATACTATTAATGTTCAGTCCACAGATACTCAAACAACGACAGACGTTGATATAGATCAAAGCTTTAAGCCATTCCCACCACCCCCACCACCACAGATTGACCCTCTTGCACAAACATTCTTTGTGGATGATTTGAGCGGTGTATTCGTAACTAAGGTTGATATCTTCTTCCAATCTAAGGATGATAATATCCCCGTTCTATTTGAACTTAGAGATACAAAACTTGGAACACCAACATCAAATGTTCTTCCATTCTCCGCAGTTTCAATCGATCCAAAGGATGTTAATATCAGTGAGGATGGTACTGTTGCTACAACCATCACACTTAAGGCACCTGTATATCTCAACCCACAGAAAGAATATGCAATGGTTCTTCTGTCACATTCTACGGAATACCGTGTTTGGATCAGTAGACTTGGTGAGGCAGATGTCACATCTACAAATCAAGAGGCTGGACAAATTCTTGTTACCGAACAACCTCTACTTGGTTCATTGTTCAAGTCACAGAATGCTTCTGTTTGGACTCCCTCACAGTATGAAGACCTTAAGTTTACAATGTATGTTGCGAACTTTAAGACACAGGGTAACGTATCCATGTTCAACCCTGAACTACCTACCGATCTTTCTCTGATCGATCCTAATGGTCTTACCATGGAGTCAAGACAGATCAGACTTGGATTGAATAAGTTAGTAAATGATGCGGGTCTTCAAAAAGGTAGAACTGTCAAACAGTTGAGTATCGGTTCTCAAGGAACTCTAGTAGCGTTTGCAGGATCTGCCACATCAGACCTTACAATCACTAATCCCGGTATTGGTTATACACCGTCTTCACTAGGGTTTACCTACACCGGTGTCGCTCTGACCGCGATTACTGGTAAGGGTGTTAATGCCACTGCGGACATCACGATTAATGGTGGGGTTGCTATTGCAGCCACAGTTAATGCAGGGGGTTCTGGTTATGTCGTTGGGGATGTTCTGACACCCATCGGGCCCGGATCCCTCAATCTTGGAAGTGGTATTCAACTTTCTGTAGATTCAACTCTCGGTAATAATACCTTGGTTCTTGACAATGTTCAAGGAAACTTTACTACAAACGCGTCTTACCCATTATACTACGAGAATGCTGTTGGATTTACAACAGAACTCAATGGTGTTGGTGGAGCTGTTCTTCCAACATCACCAATTAGAATCAACCATGAAGGAACTTATATCAGAGTCTTCCAAAGAAACCATGGTCTCTATTCTAATGTAAACAGAGTCACACTCAGTGATATCAGAGCTGATGCACCCCCACTAACTCTTGCTGTTGCTTATCCAGCTAATTCTACAACGTTCATGACCCTTAGCAAAGCTGCTACTGGTTACAAAACATTTGAAAATATTGGTGTTGCTGGTACCAATCCTGGCTACGTCAAAGTTGGTGAGGAGATTATCAGCTACACTGGAACAAACGGTAGAACTCTTACTGGTATCACAAGAGGTGTTGATAACACAGTTATTTCAGCACACAATGCTAATGAACTAGTTTACAAATATGAACTTGACGGTGTATCTCTAAGGAGAATCAATACAGAACACCTCCTTGCTAATGTAAATGCAAGTGAACTGGATGAAGCACCCATCGGACTTGATTACTATTACGTTAAGGTCCAGATGAATTCAAATGGTGTTAACAGAGCACCTGCAAACGGTTTTGGATTCCCACCACTCTACTTCAGAGAGAGTAAACTCGGTGGTGGTCCTTTCGTCAAAGGATCTTACAACCTCCCATTTAGTTTAATTACACCGAAGATTACAACGATTACTCCACTTGGAACTAACCTGATCTCACAAGCTAGAACAATCTCTGCTGCTAGTGTATCTGGTAATCAAGAATCTTATCTTGACAAGGGATTCAAACAAGTAACTCTCTTTGACAAGAATTATTTTGATGATTTGATGATGGTTGCATCACCTTTGAATGAATCAATCCAATTGAATGCCGATACCTTCCCTGGTAAGAAGTCATTTAGTATGAACTTTACACTATTGACAAGTAATCGTCGTATCAGTCCAGTCATTGATCTTGATAATGCGGCTATCGTATTTACAAGTAATAGAGTCAACAGACCTATCACTGATTATGCGGGTAACTTTAGGGTAAATGGTGTATCGGAAGATCCTGATAGATTCATCTATGTAAGTAAGAATGTAGAACTTGAGAATCCTGCAACTTCACTTCAGGTTCTCCTTGATGCATACGTCTCTAACTTTAATGACATCAGAGTGTTCTACGCACTCAACCAGACTGGTCCTGTTCAGGAGACCATCTTTGTTCCATTCCCCGGATTTAAGAACAAAGATATCAATGGTTCCATTCTTAATATTGCAAACAATAATGGAACACCTGATAAGAAAGTTCCCAAGGTTGATTCCTACAGCCCCGAACCACTTATCAATGAATACAGAGAGTATAAGTTTAGTGTTGATGACATCAATCCATTTACATCCTTCAGGATTAAAATCATTGGTACATCAACAAACCAAGCTAATGCTCCGTTTATTAGAAGTCTGAGAGCACTTTCATTCGCATGATGAACAACTATCTCCCGGTCGAAGGAATGGATGGCTATTATAGAGACATCCATTCTGGTGCAATAGTAAACAAAAATAACCTAGAGTATGACACCTACGTTAGCAACAGAAAGAAAATGACGGAAGACAAGAAAAAATTTGAGAGTCTTCAAGTTGAGGTGGTAAACATTAAGAGTGATGTGAACGAAATTAAATCGATGCTCAATTCTATCACTGAATTATTAAATAAATAGACTTATAGATAGGACCACTATAAATGGCTCAGCCTAGTACTAGACAAGAACTCATTGACTATTGTTTGAGGCAGTTAGGTGCTCCTGTTTTGGAGATCAATGTTGCCGAAGAACAGGTTCAAGATCTGGTAGATGATGCAATCCAATACTTTCAAGAAAGACATTTTGATGGTGTATCACAGGTATATCTAAAGTACGAAATTACTGAAGCAGATATTAATAGAGGTAAAGCCAGACCACCTGGTGCAACACAAACTGAGAGTGGAACTACAGGTATATCAACCACCACAGCGAATGCTACAATTGTCGGTACTGCAACGACATTTACATTTCATGAGAACAGCAACTTTATACAAGTTCCACCAAGTGTTATTGGAATAAACAAAGTATATCAATTTGACGACTCACAATCAATGAGTATGTCAAACATGTTTAGTTTCAAATATCAGATGTTCTTGAATGACATCTACTATTTCGGAGCTACCAATCTTCTTACATATTCGATGGGAATGTCTTATCTTGAGACAATGAATTTCCTACTGAATACTCATAAACAGATTCGGTTTAACCAAAGACAAGATAGGATGTATCTAGATGTTGATTGGAATAATTTAAGAGCAGGAGAGTTCTTGATCATTGATTGTTTTAGGGCGTTGGACCCCAATGATTCTCCAAGAGTCTTTAACGACTCATTCCTGAAACCATATCTCACAGCACTTATTAAAAGGCAGTGGGGTCAGAACTTAATTAAGTTCCAGGGTGTTAAACTTCCTGGTGGTATTGAGTTTAATGGAAGACAACTATATGACGATGCCCAGGCAGAAATCGATAGGATCAAGGAGAGCATGTTGAGTACATATGAATTACCACCCCTTGACCTTATCGGGTGATGATATATGTTAAATCCATTTTTTCTTAACGGCACATCATCTGAACAAAACCTGATTCAGAGTCTTGTCAACGAACAACTAAAGATGTATGGTGTGGAGGTTTTTTATCTCCCTAGACTTTATGCGTCTTCAAAAACTATCATTAGAGAAGTAATTGAATCGGAGTTTAAGAACGCATATCCTCTAGAAGCTTACGTCGATAGTTATGAGGGATATGGTGGTCAGGGAACCATTCTATCAAAGTTTGGTATTGAGAACAGAGATGATCTGACACTTGTCATCTCAAGAGAAAGATATGAAAACTACATCACACCACTAACAAAACAGATCTCAAATATTCAATTGGCCACCAGACCAAAGGAAGGGGATTTGATTTATTTCCCTCTGGGAGACAGATTGTTTGAGATCAAGTTTGTAGAACACGAACAACCTTTCTACCAACTCAAGAAGAACTATGTTTATGAACTGAAGTGTGAACTCTACAGATACGAAGATGAGGTCATCGATACTGGAATCGAGACTATTGATGATGAGATTGCACAGATTGGATATATTCAAACACTTAATCTGATTGGTGCCGGAAGAACAGCAACTGCAACCGCTGGATTCTGTGCGTCAGGTGCGATCAATAAGATCTTCATATCCAATATGGGTAAGAATTTTAAATCTACCCCCACTGTTGGATTCTCCTCTGCACCATCTGGAACTACTGCAGCTGGTATAGCATCAGTTTCATATTCATATCCTGGGTGTAAGGGAACCAGTGGTGTGGTCCCTGCAATTCTGCTTACTAATGCTGGATGTGGATACACAGAACCTCCAATGATAACTGTAAATGGTGGTGGTGGATCAGGATTTGCAGCAACGACTGGAATTTCCACTAACGGATCAGTTCAGTCTATTACTGTCACAGATGGTGGTGCTGGTTACACTTCCGCTCCTAAGGTCGCAATAGGAAGCGAACGTGCTAGTGTTGGGTTTGATAGCACAACTGCTCATTTTGATTCTACATCCTTCACCTTTGATAATAGTAGTCAAATACTAGATGAATTTGCTGTTGGTATAGCAACTATTAATTCTTCTGGAATAGTGACAGCCATTTATATTGTTAATGGTGGTAGAGGTTATGACTTTACTCCCGCTGTGTTTATCGATCCACCTAAATCAATATCTGGTGGTGCAAATGTTGGTGGTGAGTTTGTATTTAATGAAGTGGTTACCGGATCAACTAGTGGAACTACAGCACGAGTCAAGGAATGGAATACAGTAACAGATACAATGGAGGTTGGTGTTATAGATGGAACATTTATTAAGGGAGAGTTCTTGACTGGTTCAACCTCTGGTGCAAAGTATGTAATTGGTAGTGCAAATGAGGATGATTTGGTCACACCTTTTGCTGATAATGACACAATTGAAATAGCAGCTGATAAAATTATCGACTTCTCATCTAATAATCCATTTGGAATGCCCTGATTTAAAACTGTTAAATAGAGGTGTAACAGTGTAAAATAATGTTTGAATATTTTTACAACGAGATTTTTAGATCCGTAATCATTGGTTTCGGTTCTCTTTTTAATGGAATCCAAATCAAGAAGAAAGATGAAAGTGGTGATGATTTTAGTGTCATCAAAGTTCCTCTTGCTTATGGACCCACACAAAAGTTTCTCGCAAGGTTGCAACAGAACCCTGACTTGAATCATCCCACTCAAATGACCCTCCCAAGGATGTCATTTGAATTTACAAATCTTGCATACGATCCTTCCAGGAAGTCAACCAAGACTCAAACCATGGTGATCACCAACGCAAATGGTGAGGATGAGAGAAAAACATTTTTACCTGTTCCATATAATATGACTATTGTCCTTTCAGTTTATACAAAACTGAATGATGACATGCTTCAAATCACAGAACAGATTGCACCCTACTTTCAACCAGGATACACACTTCCAATTAAGTTTCTAGGTGACTATGAGGAGGTTGTGAATACTCCCGTTGTTCTTGAAAATATTGATATGACCGATGAGTATGAGGGCAACTTCGATACCAGAAGAGCGCTCATCTATACATTTACATTTACAGCAAAAACAATGCTGTTCGGACCACTTACCGATGTTACCAAGGATATCGTCAAGAAGGTTACTGTTGGTTATGTTGCTGGATCCAAGTCTGGCAAATACGAAAGAGACATCACGTATCAGGCCACACCTAGAGCCATTAAGGACTATGATGGTGTAGTTGCTACACTGCTTGCAGAAAATGTTGACATGGTTGAAAGAGTCATTGATGTTGAGGATGGGACTAAGATTCCAGAAGGATCTTATATCTACATCGATCAAGAAGAGATGTATGTTGAGACTGTGACTGGTAACAAGATCCTAGTTAGAAGATCGCAAGATAAATCCCCAATTCAAAATCATGTATTAGGATCTAAAGTCTTTACAATCAATCAGGCAGATAATGTCAAGATTGAGGTTGGAGATGACTTTGGATTTGACGGGAATGTGTTCTGAGGTTAAACTATGGATAAGTATGAAAAACTTAACGAAACATTTGACGTGACACCCGTTGAAATAGAGAAGGTAAAACCCAATGATCTCGATGCCAAACTGGCCAAGTTTGAAAACTCCAATGAAGATATCCGCAAAGACTATGAATACACCAGGGGTAATCTATATTCAATCATTGAAAAAGGACAAGAAGCAATTAACGGAATCCTTGAGTTAGCACAAGAGAGTGAGATGCCACGTGCTTACGAGGTGGCTGGTCAGTTGATCAAGAGTGTGTCTGACGCCACGGACAAACTTATGGATCTGCAAAAGAAGTTGAAAGATGTTAATAAGGAAGAAGAGAAGGGACCATCCTCAGTTACGAATAACGCATTGTTTGTAGGTTCTACAGCAGACCTTCAAAAAATGCTGAAGAATGTAAACAAAGATCTAAATACTTAAAAAGAGAAAATGGTAGCTCAATCAGTAAATATTCAAATTGATAAGGGAACTGATTTTTCTCGTAACTTTGAGATGAAAAATCCCGATCAGTCCGTATTAAATCTGACGGGATATTCTGCTGTTGCTAAGATCAGAAAGTTTCCTGAAGCAACTAAACAACATAGTTTTACTGTTGGTATCACATCGGCAACAGGAATTATTGGATTGTCGATGACAGTCGGTGTAACCACACAACTGACTAATGGAAGAAACTTCTACGATATCATCATCACGTCTGGTGTCGGTACTGTTACCAAAGCATTTGAAGGGAGTGTAATAGTCAATCCATCCGCTTCTGTCTAAATATATCATAAGAGCTCTTTTCTGAAACGTGAAGGAAAATCTAAAAGAGGGTAACCTCCATAAGTGGTTTAAAGGATCCAAGTCCAAAGATGGTAAAGGTGGTTGGGTCAACGTTGTGACAGGTGGAACCTGTGCAAGTGATAAACCTGGTGAAGGGACACCTAAATGTGTATCCTCATCTAAAAGAGCGAGTATGAGTAAGTCTGAAAGACTTTCTGCCCAAAGAAGAAAGAAGAAGGCAGATCCTAATCAACAACAAAAATCTGGTGCTGCAAAACCAACATACGTTGCAACCGACAAACCCAAAAAGAAGAACGAGGAATTCGACATGGAAATCCAAGAGTCAGACAAAAAAGGTAAAGGTAGTGGTAAAAAGGATGCCTGTTATCACAAGGTTAAAGCCTCTGCAAGTGTATGGCCTTCAGCATATGCTTCTGGTCGTCTGGTTCAGTGTCGTAAGAAGGGTGCCGCTAACTACGGAAACTCGAAGAAGAATGAAGAGTTCATGGCTCTCCCTGAATTCTCCGAAATTCAGATCAGTAGTATGAGAGCAGCTGGTATTGAAGTAGAAGTTCTTGACGAGAAGTGCTGGAAGGGATATGAGAAGAAAGGTATGAAGACTATGTTTGGTAAGAGATATCCAAACTGCGTCAAGAAAGAAGAGGTTGAGGTAAGTGAAGAGAAGAAAGATAAGGGTGTGAAAGGAATTGCCAAAGAATTGGATAAGGCTGTTGAGATGCACAAGGGTCAAGCTAAAAGACTTAGAGCTGCTGGTGTATCTGAAGGAAAGGCAGATGGAGATCCTTGCTGGGATACTCATAAGCAAGTAGGGATGAAGAAAAAAGGTGGGAAGATGGTTCCTAATTGTGTTCCCAAAAACGAAGAGGTAGAGGTATCTGAAAGACAAAGAGTTCTTGAAGCTCTGAGAAGTGAGAGTGTTGAGTTGGAGGATGCAGACGGAAAAAAGTTCGCTGAAGTGATCGATGTGGTCACTAATGAGGATCTTGGAATTACAATGTCCGAGGCTGCAAGAATTCCTCAACAGTATGGAAACATCTATCTGGTAGGATTCAACTGGAAGTCCAGATACATGATGATGAGATTGTTCTTCCCTGAAGTTAAAAAGCCTTCTAGGAAAGAAGTACAAGAAGCACTTGATAAAATCTATCCAGGATGTGTGGTACAAAGATTTGATATTGTTCCTTACAAGCCTGGCGAACCCATGTTGAATATGGGTGTTAAAGAAGAGACTGAACAACTAGATGAGAAGTCTGCTGCATGGCAGAGAAAGGAAGGTAAAAACAAAACTGGTGGTCTAAATGAGAAGGGACGCAAATCTTACGAACGCGAGAATCCTGGTTCTGATCTCAAGGCTCCTCAACCTGAAGGGGGTCCTAGAAAAAGATCCTTCTGTGCAAGAATGGGTGGAGTCAAGGGACCAATGAAGAAGCCTGATGGGTCACCTACCCGTAAGGCTTTGGCTCTAAGAAAATGGAAGTGCTGAGCCCCGATAAATACTAAAAAACCCATATTATAATGTCGGAAGAACTTCCTTCTGTAAATGATTTTATCGAGGACAGATCAAATTTTTCTTCAATTGAGTCAATCACTGAAGAAAATTTGCCCTCTTATAAAGATTTTATAGAACAAAAAGAAGAGATCATACATGAGGAAGTAGAACCTCAGGTAGAACAGCGTCAAGATAATACAGAAATTATTGTAAGTTTAATTGAGTCGGTAAGAAATAGTATTCCTGAAGTAAAGTCTTACGATAAGGAACTATATGAGTTAGTTCAACTCATTGAAGAAGTCAGAAAAGAGATTCCTGTTGTTCCAGAACCTCCTGAGTTTCCAGAAATTCCTGAAGTAAGATATTACGACGAACAGATTGATAATTTACAAGAGCAAATTACTGAAGTTAAGGAAAGAGATATTCCAGACTTTAGATGGATTAGTAAGTCTTTTTCATCAATCAGTGACGATTACGAAAGTGTCAGTTCATCTCTTGCTCAGCTAAAAGGAAAATTAGATCTTGAGATTAATAATCTTGTAGAAACTATCGAGGTCAATAAATTTGAGAGAAATGTAGATACAAAAAATCTCAATGAAAAAGTTAGTGATGTATCTGTCAATTTAGATTCTCGTATCCAAGATAATGATAAGATTATAAGAGAAGATATTAATAAGATTAAAAATAAAATTTATGATAATCTAAGGGAAACATCACTCCGTATTTGGAACTTAAACAAAGAATTTAAATCGGAAGATAAAAAACTCAAGGCTCATATCAATGATCAGTATGAACTTCTTACATCTACAATCGGTGAAGTTCTAAATGAAAGTGATACAAAGTATGATAAAGTCAATAAGTATTTCGATAATCTAAGAGAAGAAGTAAAAGCACTTCCTGAAGTAAAATATTATGATGAAGAGATTGATAAAGTAAATCAATCAGTCAAGAGTGTTCAGAATTTAGTCGAAGTACTTGAGAACAAACTGAATAAAAAGATTGCGGGTCTAAAGGAAAGTATCCTGGTTGTTCCTCCCACTGAGAACAATACAGATCCTCTGACTCCACTAGATCAGAACTTTGCCACACTGGATGACTTGTCTAGTCATTACAGGTTGTTCTTGAATCGAATTCAACAACAACTGGCAACCCTTGGTGGTGGCGGTGAGACCAGACTTGAGTTCCTTGACGATCTTGACAGAGATACTGCTCTGGTTGATGGTAAGTTCCTCAAGTATCAGGCATCTACAGGAACGTTTGTTGGTGCAGATGGTGGTGGTGGAGGAGGAGTAGACACTGAAACCGTCCGTGATGCAATTCAAGGTTTTTATGCATATACCACTGATTTTTATACTGTTGGTGTAGCAAATACAACCCAAGAAATTGGTGCAGGTGTTACTACATTGATTCAACCTCAGGTTGCTGAGGTACATCAGTTCATGCCTTCTGTCATGTCTGGTGTAAGCACTAATCCTTATATTGGAACTGATGCACCAATAGGAACCGGTCAGACCGAATTTTCTCTGGCAGGATTGGGTACCGGTGCTTCTTGTCTTGTCAGAACAGCACTTGGATTTAACCCTGATATTGATAATACCAACCTTGATGTTCAGTTGAAGTTTACCACTAATACTGCAACTCAAGGAACTGGATTGACTAACTTTACAATTAAGAAAGAACAAGCACTCATTATGAATGAGGGTGCAGACCAACAATATATAAGTGAGAACCTATTTTCCTTCTTTGTAGGATCAACCCTAGAAGGGACAACACAATCAAATGCAGGTAGTTTCAATATTGAAGTTATTCCAAGTGACGAAGGTGTTTTGGAAGTATTAGCAGTAACAGTAACGGTAACGACTTAAGATGGCAAGAGCAGTAACTATTTTTGCAGATGTATCTCAGGGTGCTCTCTTCTTTGAGGGAGTTAGAATTCCTCCTGCGCCTCTGGGTGGTGTTGTTGTAGCAATTGAAAATCCCAATCGTCCAGGAAAAATTAGGGTTACTAGAAGTGACCAGTTTAATAAGGATGGAGTAACACCAAGGAGACTGTTCAAACGAATTGATCCTGTGAGAGTGAAGAACGCAACCGGACAGTTTCTTGTAGATGATCTTGGTTTTAGTCTGGCACAAGTTATTGATTATATCAATGGTCAGGCAACCAAGAATGCTAATGATATCGATTTCCAAAGAAATTCATCTGCAGTTGGTAGTGGTAATACAGTAAACTTTACTGGTGCAGGTGTATCAGCTGTTACTCTTAGTGGTGGTGTTGCTACAGTTAATATTGTTGGTGGTGGTAATCCGGTTTCTAGTGGTGTTGTAACTGGAACTGGTAATACAACTTTGAGACTCACCTTAGAAGATTCGACTAATGTTGATATCGATGTAACTAATCTAAGAACCATTACATCAATCGGTACATCTACAAACTACTTCTTCCTTAATAATGGTGCTCAACTTTCCAATAATCAACATGATAAGGATGGAGGTGTAGTTTTCCATGGAACAAAGTTGAGAAGAGGAGAGGAAATGCTCTTTGCAATTCCTGCTGAAGATCTTCATGTTGGTATTTGGAATGGTGGTACTGGTGTAACAGGTATTACGAATGTAAATAACAAATCAAACTGGTCTACCAAGTGGTATTATGATCACTCAGATGATGATTGGGATGCAAAAAATGGTACATTTGCGGGAACAGGTGTTGAACTGAATAAAGATATTGTTGTTGAGAACGGAACATATGCTATCAGATTTGACTATGAGTCAGAAAAATTACAACTCTGGGAGATTTCTACAGCATATGATTGGTTACTCTCTTCAGCAAATGTTGCAGTAGGAGCAACTGAAACTCATATCTTCTTCTCATCTGAAGAAGGCACACAGGCATCAACACCAGGAAATCTTCCATCAGTATCTCAAATAAGAAGTCAAGAGTGGACTCTTGAATCATTTAATACTACACCAAGACCAGGACATTCAATTTATGAAGGTGTGGAGGATGATGATGTTTGGAAGTCCACCAGGTCAATGAGACCTGGACATAAGATGAAGGCAACTATCGGAGATCAAACTAAACTTCAATACTGGGGTGTTGGATATGGTGGCACAACTGGTAATGGTGATGGACCACTGAATCCATACAGTGACGCAACTGGTTCTTGGAGATCAAATAGTAGTAACGTCCTCAAGAATGAAGAAAATGCTACTCTGAATCAAAATTATACTGCAAGAAATACTGGATCAACAACTCTTACATTAGATTTAACTGGTAGGAATATCTCTTGGAGATACAATTCTGATAATAGTTGGGATCTATTCGATGAGGACACTGATGAGGTAATTATCTCTGGTGATAGTGCTCTTGATGGTGCTGATATGTATCCATATCTCTTTGGTGCAACAGAGGTTACTAATTATCAATCACACATTTTCCAATTTGTTTGGGAGTGGAATGAAGCAGCCTGGTTTGTGGAGTACCGTGACTGGAACTCTGGAAACAATAAAAATACTCTATTGAATTTAAGACAAAATACGATGCCTTTGAAGACAGCAGCAGAGGTTCTAGATGTTTCTAATAATTTTAAGAACATTACCAATGGTGCTGGCAAGGTTACTTGGGGTGAGAAATTGAGACCTGGACAAGAATTTATCTGGACTCAACTAGCCGTCAATCAAAATGGTTCTACCAAAAACAATATGATTATTGGTGTTCTAGATTCTGATTTTGATGGATTCAGTGTTGGATTCCGTTTCAAGAGAACTGGTGAGTTGAGGATCCAGGATTTACAAGATGGTGGAGTCACCGTTCAGGCAGGTATCTCAACAACTGCTACTTCAGGACAAAGTTGCCGATTGAAGTACGATGCTGGTGATAATAAACTGAAACTTGATGTGGTTAGGGCTGGTGTGAGGGAGACTATGGCAGTGTCTAATTCTGCTTTGGATGGTAATCCTGTCTTTATCTCCATGGGAGGTGACTCAACCAGAATTCCTACATCAACCACAGGCGTTGAAGTATATGGATGGGAGATTGCTCACGAACCACCAAATTATTACAATCCTTGGAAGAACTGGAGAATTGGTGGATTCCCCGAAAATCAAACTTCTGTTGGACCTGGTATTCATAGCACTGGAAACGTTCTTGCATATGCAGCAGATCAGGTGTGGAGACACAAGGATGGTATTCCACAAGGATATAAGATGCATTGGTTACTTCCCACTACTCAAATTAATTCTCAAATTGGTCAGTGGTCATCCTCTAATGCCAGTTCAGGTCTGACAAATGTTGAAAACTTAGACACTTTCTGGGATTGGAGTTGGCAGACTAACACTAGTGAAGAAATCGACGCACTAAAGGGTTGGTCTTTTAACACTAGTAACTCCAACTATTCATCTGATAAGTGGACTGACCCCAATCCAGGTAGCACTAAGTTCTCAATTAGATATCACTCCAACAACACCGTTGATATTTTTGATGAGTCAAATAGTGATATCATTGCAACTAAAGATGTAAATGCAGATGGTAACCCTATATACATCAGTTGGGCAGCAGGTGGTGCCACAAATAATCAAGCACAAATGCAAGATGATTTCTTTGGTGGTGGAGACGTAGGAATTGCACTAACTTCAGCAACGGTATAATATGGCAAATGATGTTTATTTGGGTAATCCCCTTCTTAAGAAGGCGAATACCGCTATTGAATTTACTGAAGAACAAATTCAGGAGTATCTAAAGTGTAGGGAAGACCCTATCTATTTTGCTCGTAATTATGTTCAGATCGTTACTCTGGATCATGGTCTTCAGCCTTTCAAGACTTACGACTTCCAAGAGAAACTTATTGATAGGTTTCATAAGAACAGATTTAACATCTGTAAGATGCCACGTCAGACTGGTAAATCGACTACCTGTGTCTCGTATCTTTTACACTACGCTATCTTCAATGATAGTGTTAATATTGGTATCCTAGCAAACAAAGCTACGACGGCTAGAGAACTTCTCGCAAGACTAGCCACAGCATATGAGAACTTACCCAAGTGGATGCAACAGGGTGTTCTTGTATGGAACAAAGGTAACATCGAATTAGAAAATGGATCAAAGATTCTGGCTGCTTCTACGTCTGCAAGTGCTGTCCGAGGCATGTCGTTTAACATTCTCTTCCTCGACGAGTTTGCCTTCGTTCCAAACCATATTGCAGATGCCTTCTTTGCCTCTGTTTATCCTACTATTACTTCCGGTCAAAGCACGAAGGTAATCATCGTCTCTACCCCACACGGTATGAATCATTTCTACCGTATGTGGCATGATGCGGAGAAGGGTAAGAATGAATATATCCCCACAGATGTTCACTGGTCAGAGGTGCCAGGTAGGGATGATATTTGGAAAGAACAGACCATTGCTAACACATCTGAACAACAGTTCAAGATTGAGTTTGAGTGTGAGTTCCTTGGGTCTGTTGATACTTTGATTGCACCAAGTAAATTAAAGTCCATGGTGTATGACAATCCACTTCAGAGGAATGCTGGATTGGATGTTTATGAACAACCCATGAAAGACCACGACTATGTGTGTACGGTTGACGTTGCACGTGGTGTTGGTAATGATTACTCAGCTTTCATCGTTGCAGATATTACAACCTTCCCACACAAGATTGTGGCTAAGTATAGGAACAATGAAATCAAACCCATGTTGTTCCCTAATGTCATCTGGGAAGTTGTCAAACAATACAACAACGCCTTTGTCTTATGTGAGGTCAATGATGTGGGAGACCAGGTGGCTTCCATTCTACAATATGACCTAGAGTATCAGAACCTACTGATGTGTGCCATGAGAGGTAGAGCAGGTCAGGTTGTAGGACAAGGATTCTCTGGAACAAAGACACAGTTAGGTGTCAAGATGTCAAAGACTGTCAAGAAAGTAGGGTCACTCAACCTAAAGACAATGATTGAGGGAGACAAGGTTGTATTTAATGACTATGAAATCATCTCTGAACTGACTACCTTTATTCAGAAGAACAATTCCTTCGAGGCAGAAGAGGGTTGTAATGATGACCTAGCAATGTGTCTGGTTATCTACGCGTGGTTGGTTGCCCAGGACTACTTCAAAGAACTGACAGACCAGGATGTTCGTAAGAGATTATATGAAGAACAGAAGAACCAGATTGAACAAGACATGGCACCGTTTGGTTTTATGAATGATGGTTTAGATGAGGGTTCGTTTATTGACTCTCAAGGTGACAGATGGAGCACGGCAAGTCCATACGATGAATATGGTAGTAATGCTGGAGGGTGGGAACTCTGGAGTAATTATTGATGAATTTAGATGAGCAGATTGAATTAAATCATCTATTACTTACTGATAGAAAGTGTAAGAGTTGTGGAGATATCAAGAACCTTGTAGACGGGTTTTATAGGACAAGAAAAGACAGAGGCCCAGTCCCTTCTTCTTACTCATATGTGTGTAAAGAGTGTTTTATTGAGTATGTGAGAGAAAAAAAGAAAGATAAGTGCCCAAGGTCTAGATGGGAGTACCCAGACTGGTAACTTACGTCACGTTTACGTCTTCAAAAAGGTCAAATTTCTAAATAATATTAGTTAAATTGAGACCATAGGAGAGAGAAAACATGGCTACTCCTCAATTATCTCCAGGAGTATTAGTCAGGGAAGTTGACTTAACTGTTGGAAGAGCTGAGAACGTTCTTGACAACATTGGCGCCATCTGCGGACCATTTCCAATCGGACCCGTAAATGAGCCAATTACTATTGAAACGCAACAACAATTCCTGGATACTTTTGGTAAGCCAATTGGAACTGACAGACAGTATGAATACTGGATGACTGGAAACTCTTTCCTCTCATATGGTGGAGTACTTAAGGTTGTACGAGTTACTGGTAACAACCTCAACAACGCAAATGCTGCTGTTGGTACTGCATCGACCACTGTCGTAATTGAAAATGTTGATGATTACGATCTGAATCACACCAATGATACTTCCTATTACTGGGCAGCAAGAAACCCCGGTGAGTGGGGAACCGATCTGAAAGTCTGTACTATTGACAATAAGGCAGATCAGATTATTGGTATTGCACATACAAATCCTGGCGCATTAAATCTTGTTGTCGGTACTGCTGTATCAACCTCTAGAATTGCTACTAACATCCCTGGTGCAGGTGCTGTTAACACGTTTAATGGTGCCCTTAAGGGTATCATCACTGGTGTAAATACCGATGCACAGAACAGTAACAGTTCTATCGAAGTTAGAGTTCTGAGTAGAAACTTCCCTGAGGTTCAGGATATCCAAAACCTTGGTGTAACGACTATCTCTTCAGCAGCTGCTGCAGGTGCAACAACGATTAACGTGAACAGTACCTCTGGTATTACTACCGGAACTGTTTTCCTGTCACCTAATAATAGTGGCATCAAGATCGCTAGTTTCGTTGCTAACACTTCGGTTACTCTTAACACAGGAATTGCTGCTTCACTTCCTACAGTTGGTGCAGGTATTACCTATCAGACTATTGTATCAACGGCAGGTACTGTAACTGATGTAAATTATCAGCAATTTAATGACGCTGCTTCATTCAAGGAGAGTGATGTTCTGTTCGTCAAGGATGCTACTACAGCACATGGTACTGTAACTGCTGGAGCTGTCAAAGACTGGTATGACGATCAGACCCTGAGTCTTGCAAACTCCACTATCTTCTGGAAGAGCATTGCTCCAAGACCAGTTGATAATCAGTATGTAACTCAAAGAAAGGGTAAGAACGACGCAATCCACGTTGTTGTAGTCGATGACACCGGAAGTGTAACTGGAGTACAAGGAAATATCCTTGAGTCATTCATCTCCTTGTCTAAGGCATCTGATGGTGAGGCTGACGCCGATAATCCAACTAAGACCTTCTATAAGGACTTTATTGCACTGAACTCCAAGTTCATCTTTGCAGGTTACAATCCTTCTCAGAAGGAAGATACCTTCCATAACACAATCCCAATTGCATCAGGTTTCTCGTCTGGTAATACACCATTCACTGTAGCACAAGGTCTGTGGGGTCAAGTAGCACTGAATAATAACTTTGCTTCACTTGGTTCTGTATCTTACGCACTCAAGGGTGGTGCTGACTATCAGGCAAACGGTGGTATGTCCGCTGACCTGTCGAACCTTGTAACCGCTTATGGACTGTTCGATAATAAAGATGAAATCGATGTAGATTTCCTCTTGATGGGTCCTGGTTTGGAAGTTGAGAGTCAGTCTCAGGCTAAGGCCAACTACCTCATCTCTGTTGCAAATGGTAGAAAGGATTGTGTAGCAACCATCTCTCCACACAGAGCTAACGTTGTTAACGTTTCTAATCCTGCAACTCAGACGACCAACGTTCTTCAATTCTACGCACCTATTTCATCCTCCTCGTTTGCTGTACTTGACACTGGTTACAAGTACATGTTTGATAGATTCAATAACGTGTTTAGATTCGTACCAACCAACGGTGACGTTGCTGGTTTGATGGTAAGAACAGCAATTCAAGCATATCCTTGGTTCTCACCTGCAGGTATCCAAAGAGGTATCATCAACAATGCAATTAAGATGGCATACAATCCATCTAAGGCTCAAAGAGATGTCCTTTACGGATCTAGAATTAACTCCATCATCACTCAAAGAGGTGCTGGTATTGTTCTATTCGGTGACAAGACTGCTCTGGGTTACGCCTCTGCATTCGATAGAATCAACGTAAGACGACTGTTCCTGACTGTTGAGCAATCACTTCAAAATGCTGCTAATTCACAGCTGTTTGAACTCAACGATTCAAATACAAGAGCGAACTTTGTCAATATCGTCGAACCCTTCTTGAGGGATGTACAAGCTAAGAGAGGTCTGATTGACTTCCTCGTAGTTTGCGACGAGACAAACAACACTCCTGATGTAATTGACAACAATGAGTTTAGGGCAGACATCTTCCTTAAGCCATCCAAGTCTATCAACTTCATCACCCTGACATTTGTTGCCACCAGAACTGGTGTTGACTTCCAGGAAGTTGTAGGAACTGTTTGATTTTATTAAATAACTAAGGAGGCTTAACCAATGGCAGAAACAAGAACCCTTTCACAATTTAAATCGAGACTAGCGGGCGGAGGGGCCCGCCCCAATCTATTTGAAGTCTCGATTCCTTCCTTCCCCACCTCTATCACTGATGCATGGGGAAGTGGAGACCAGTCTGAAAACGGAACGTTTAAGTTCCTTTGTAAGGCTGCAGTTCTCCCAGCATCCAATACACCTTCATTCCAGGTACCTTTTAGAGGTAGAAACTTGAAGGTTGCTGGTGATAGAACCTTCGATCCTTGGACCGTCACCGTCATTAATGATGAGGACTTCCAACTCAGAACAGCATTTGAAAGATGGGCAAACGTAATCAGTAAGCTCGACGATGCTACTGGTGTTACCAACCCCGCATCTTACATGTGTGATGCTTACGTTCAACAACTTGGTAGAGGTTCTGAAAAGTTTGCAACCACCAATGAAGGTGGTGAGTCTGCTATTCTTAGAACTTACAAGTTTATTGACATCTTCCCAACCACGGTTAGTGAGATTCAGTTGAGCTATGATAGCGGCGATACCCTGGAAGAATTTGATGTCACCTTCGACATCCAGTTCTACACCATCGGTAATGCAACTCAGTCTACCGGAGCTAATTCTGGCGAAGTTCTGATTACGTGATAAATAACTAGACAAGCAGTCTAGTAACTCATAATGACCAGATTATTTGGTTTTTCAATTGAAGATAACGAGAAGAATCCACCTGGCGTAGTTTCTCCGATCCCTCCTTCTAATCAGGATGGAGCGGAGGCCTTCTCCAGTAGTGGATTTTTTGGTAGTTATAATTTAGACATTGAAGGTCTCTACCGTAATGAGACAGATTTAATTAGAAGATACAGAACAATGGCACTCTATCCTGAGTGTGATAGTGCAATTGAAGATGTTGTAAACGAAGCAATTGTAGCAGATACGAACGACTCACCTGTAGCCATTGAGTTGTCTAATCTCAATGCAAGTGATAATATTAAAAAAATTGTTAGAGAAGAGTTCAAATATATCCTTGAACTTTTAGATTTTGATAAGAAAGCTCACGAAATCTTCCGTAACTGGTACATTGACGGAAGACTATATTACAATAAAGTTATTGACCAGAAGAATCCTCAAGAGGGTATTCAAGAACTAAGATATATTGACGCTTCTAAATGTAGATACGTAAGAAAACTCAAGAAGCAAGATAAAACTGTAGGTAATGTGAGGGATGATTTTGGTAGATCTGCCAATCCCACTGCATATAATTTCCCAGAGATTGAAGAATACTTCATGTACACACCAGATATGGGTACTGCCCGTGGTGGATACGCAGGTAATGCACAAAAAGGTATTAAACTTACCCGTGATTCTGTCACGTATTGTACCTCTGGTCTGGTAGATAGAAACAAAGGACTCACATTGTCCTGGATGCATAAAGCAATCAAACCTCTCAATCAGTTGATGATGATTGAGGATTCGCTGGTTATCTATAGATTGTCAAGAGCACCAGAACGTAGAATCTTCTACATTGACGTTGGTAATCTTCCTAAGGTAAAGGCAGAACAATACCTGCGTGATGTCATGATGCGTTATAGAAACAAGATGGTCTATGATGCAAACACTGGTGAGATGAGAGATGACAAGAAGTTTATGTCCATGATGGAAGACTTCTGGCTCCCTCGTCGTGAGGGTGGTCGTGGTACTGAAATTACTACACTACCTGGTGGTCAGAATCTTGGTGAGATTACTGACATCAACTACTTCCAAAGAAAACTCTACAAAGCTTTGAATGTTCCTGAAACCAGAATTGGTGGAGAGGAAGGTTTCTCACTGGGTCGTTCCTCTGAAATCCTGAGAGACGAGATTAAGTTCTCCAAGTTTGTCGGCAGAATGAGAAAAAGATTCTCAGCAATGTTCAATGACATGTTGAAGACTCAACTTCTTCTTAAGAATGTTGTTACTCCTGAAGACTGGGAGTATATGGCTGATCATATTCAGTATGACTTCCTGTATGACAACCACTTCGCAGAACTTAAGGATGCAGAACTGACAACCGAAAGATTGAATCTTGCAGCTTTGGCTGAACCTTATGTCGGTAAGTATTACTCCGCAGATTATATTAGACGTAATATTCTCCGACAAACTGACGAGGAGATTATTGAACAGGATGAACTGATCGAAAAAGAGATTGAGAACGGTGTGATTCCTGATCCAAATGCAATGGTTGATCCTGCAACTGGTATGGCTCCCCCTGCTGGAGCACCTGCACCTGTTCCTGGTGATACCACTGGCGGATTGTTGGGAGCAACACCTCAAGCTCCAGAAATTGATGAGAAACCAATTGAAACTCCACCTGCTACCAAGAGACCCCCTGGTGGTGAAATCTAAATACCCTTTGTAGAACTAACTATTTTTATGGACGAACTTATGGATTTGCTCGTCAAAGACGACGCAAACGCTTCACAAATCAGTGACAAAATTAAAGACATTCTCTTTCAAAAGAGCGCTCAAGAGATTGAAACTATCAGACCTAATGTAGCAGCATCGGTATTCGATGATCCTACTGCTGAGGTAGAAGATACCGAAACAGAGGAAGATGTTGTTGATGAGGTAGAGGCATCAATCGAAGAAACAGAGGATGAGGAAGAAGAATAATAAATAAGTATTATAGAACTATTGAAAATAATGAGCGCTACCAGACCTGTTGGAATTAATAGCACTGTAAGCACCAGTACATCCTCTGCTCAGACCTCTGCAATTTCGCAACAGTCTGATACGTTGAGAGTTGTTGCTGAAAGTGTTGGTGTATATGTGAATTACGGATCTAATCCGACTGCAACAAATGAAAACATCTACGTTGGAACCAGTGACGATCTTAAGATCTCTCTGGGTCCTGTTTCTGCACAGAAAGTTGTAGGTGTTACCAAGGGATCATCTACAATCATTGATTTTCCCGAAGGAACTGGTAGTCCTTTTGATGTGGGTGATACTGTATCTCTGACTGCACCAAGTCAATCCGCGTTTGATTTCAGTCATCAAACAGTTACTGCAGTTGACAGATCATCTGGTGTTGGAGGATTCTTCGGTACTAGAATTACTGTTAGCTACAACTCTTCTGGAGTATCTGGAACATTTGCTGATCCCGATGCAACGTTGAGAAAGTCTTTCAAAGTTGCCGTTAAGACTGAAGCCGGAACTGGCAAGGCATACATTCAACAAGTACAAGCATCCTGAGAACAATGAAACTAATCAGAGAAGAAATCGAATCAGTTGATTTTATCGTCGAAGAAAAGAACGGTAAGAAGTCAATGTTTATTGAAGGTATTTTCCTCCAGGGAGATATCTGCAATCGAAATGGTAGAATGTATCAGATGGATACCTTGAGAAAGGAAGTCCAAAGATATAACGAAAACCACATTCAATCTGGGAGGGCTCTTGGAGAACTCGGACATCCAGATGGCCCAACTGTTAATCTGGATCGCGTCAGTCACAAGATCGTGTCGCTCAAGGAGAGCGGTACCAATTTTATTGGTAAGGCAAAAATCCTTTCTACTCCAATGGGTAAGATTGCAGAATCTCTCATTGGCGAAGGAGTCAAACTGGGTGTTTCTTCTAGAGGTATCGGATCTCTGATGCAAACCAAAGAAGGTGTCAATGTTGTAGGACCCGATTTTATGTTGGCCACTGCAGCTGACATCGTAGCCGACCCCTCTGCTCCTGATGCTTTCGTCGAAGGTATCATGGAAGGTAAAGAGTGGGTATGGGATGGTGGTATTTTGCGTGAAGCAGCTGCTGCTAGAACCTACAAAGAGATCAACACTCTGGTTGATCAAAAACAACTTGACGAGCAAAAGCTCGACCTGTTCAATAACTTCCTCAGTAACCTCTGATAAGTTATTGAAATATACAAATTATAAATAAATATAGATTAAAAAAGGTTAATCGGAGTAACTTAAAATGTCTCTTGGAGATTTACAAGAAATGGAGCAATCTAAAACTGCTGTGAATGCTAACGCCAAACCTGCCGAGGGTATGGGTAAGCTTTCCAATGCCGGCGAAGGCCTGCAAACTTCTTACGAAGATCTTGGTGGTCCTACCCCTGAGAACTACAAACCTGATAACGACTCTGCAAAGCTCAAAGAGCCTAAGATCGCTACCGTCAAGGATGTAGTAAATAAGGGTGCTAAGGCTGCTGATCCTATGAAGGGTATGGCTAAAGAAGAAGCCGAAGTTGAAGAGGAAGTCCTGGAAGAGGAAGAAATTGTTTCCGAATCCGAAGAAGTTACTGAAGAGTCTATCGATATCGATGAGGACGTAAATGCCCTCCTCGGTGGCGAAGATCTTTCCGAAGAATTCAAAGAGAAGGCGAGAGTCATCTTTGAAGCCGCATTGACCTCTAAAATCAAAGAAATCCAGGAATCCCTGGAGGTCCAGTACGCCGAGCGTCTGGATGAGGAAAGAGAAGCCCTTAAGGGAACTCTTACCGAAAGAGTTGACGCATATCTTGAGTACGTCTGCCAAGAGTGGATGTCCGAGAATGAGTTGGCTATCGAACATGGTCTCAAGACCGAAATGACTGAATCCTTCCTGTCTGGCATGAAGGGTCTTTTTGAAGAACATTATGTAACAATCCCTGAAGATAAGTATGATGTACTTGAGAGCATGGTAGAAAAACTTGATGATATGGAGACAAAACTCAACGAGCAAATCGATAAGAACATTGGTCTGAATAAGAGACTCGCCGAGTCAACTGCAGATGGTGTACTGAATATCGTCTCTGAAGGTCTTGCTGAGACCCAGAAAGAGAAGCTTGCTTCACTCGCTGAAAGCGTAGAGTTTGAAAGTGAAGAAGAATATCGTGAAAAGCTGGAAACCCTGAAGGAATCGTATTTCTCCAAGGCTCCTGCTGCAAAGTCCGAAGCACCTCAAACACTGTCTGAGAGTGTTGATTCAACACCCGCTCCTGTTGGAAACAACATGGAAGCCTATCTCAGAAGCCTGGGTGCCTTCAAAAAGTGAATTTAACATTCATTCAAACCTAAACCTATTAAGTTAAGCAAATGTTTCAATCAGAACATCTGCAGGAAAAGTGGAGTCCACTTCTCGACTATGAAGGTCTTGATCCCATCAAAGATTCTCATCGTAGAGCTGTAACCGCAGTCCTGCTCGAAAACCAAGAAAAATTCCTCCGTGAGGAGCAAGCATTCCAGTCAGGTATCAACCTGATGGAAACCCCCACCAACCACGCCAATAACGCTGGTGCATCTGGTGGTTTCGGTGCTAACTCACCCGACGCCGGCCCAACCGCTGGTTTCGACCCCGTACTGATCTCCCTGATCAGACGTGCAATGCCTAACCTGGTCGCATATGACCTGGCTGGCGTTCAGCCTATGAATGGTCCTACCGGACTGATCTTCGCGATGCGTTCACGCTTCACGAATCAGGAAGGCGACGAGGCACTGTTCAACGAGGCAGATACCTCCTTCTCCGGTAACGACGACGGCCGTAACCTTACTGCTGGTGAGTCTGACGCTAACGTTGGTCTGGGTACCACCGGTCAGAATGGTGATAACCCCTCTATCCTCAACCCTGTCGGTACCGCTACCTCCACTGCCTACAACGTAGGTCAGGGTATGGTAACTGGTGACGCTGAGAACCTGGGTTCAGGTACTGGTGATCACTTCAACCAGATGGCCTTCTCGATCGAGAAAGTCACCGTAACCGCCAAGTCAAGAGCGCTGAAGGCTGAGTACAGCCTGGAACTGGCACAAGACCTCAAGGCAATCCATGGTCTGAACGCTGAAGCGGAACTCGCCAACATTCTCTCTACTGAGATCCTGGCTGAGATCAACCGTGAAGTTATCAGAACCATCTACAAGATTGCTGAGCAAGGTGCCGTTTCTAACACCGCAACTGCTGGTGTATTCGACCTTGACATCGACTCTAACGGTCGTTGGTCTGTTGAGAAGTTTAAGGGACTCCTTTTCCAAATCGAGAGAGACGCTAACGCGATTGCTCAAAGAACTCGTAGAGGGAAGGGCAACATGATCATGTGCTCTGCTGATGTTGCATCTGCACTGACCATGGCTGGTATTCTCGACTATACCCCTGCTCTTAACTCCAACCTTAACGTTGACGACACCGGTAACACCTTTGCTGGTACCATCAACGGTAAGTTCCGTGTCTACATCGACCCATATTCGGCTAACCTGTCGGCTGCTAACGCTGCAACCAACGGTGGTAACCAGTACTATGTTGTCGGTTATAAGGGTACTTCACCTTATGACGCTGGTCTGTTCTACTGTCCTTATGTTCCCCTCCAGATGGTTCGCGCCGTTGGGGAGAACACCTTCCAGCCCAAGATCGGCTTCAAGACCCGCTACGGTATCGTAGCAAACCCCTTCGCAGAAGGAACCACTCAAGGTCTGGGTCGCCTGAGAGTCAACAGCAACCGCTACTACAGACGTGTAGCTGTTAAGAACCTGATGTGATATTGGTCACACAGATCACAAGGGTCCTTCGGGACCCTTTTTTTATGGTATGATATAGAAAACTATATGCCATGACTGAACATTCAGACAACACACCGTGGAAACAACTGATCATAACTTGTTCAATACTTCTTGCATTTGTTATTATCTGTTTTTTAATAATGCTAGCAGGTATGTTATAAATATCTACACTGACCATTCTTACTATGAAATATAAAAACAAGACTCTCTGGGGAGTGGTGGCATTGATAAGTGTATTGAATGTGGGTGCATTTGTTGGTAACAGTATGAGGAGACCTCCTGTATCAATAAATTATCCACCAGTAGGTGATTTAAGTTCATATGAAATTACCATGTATCCTAATGGTAGTTACTCTATTACCTACAAAGGACATGATCCCACAGTATTAAATTCAGACACTTACGTTGATACATCCAATGGTGTCTTTGGTATTGGTGGAAGATCAACAACCACTAGATCTAACCAGTATGTACCTGGTAGAACTGGTGAAGGAGTGGATGCAGACGGAAAAAAGATTGTGAGATCAGAAGAGTGCATCAAGGCGGAAGGTGGCGGAGAATCGAACGGTGCCCTCGTAGGCGCTAGTGTTGCTACAGGATTTGCACCTTTACTTACAGGTATTCCTTATGTTGGATGGTTGGCTTCTGGTTGGGCAGTAATGTTTGGTCAGGATATAGGATCACAGATTGGTGGTGAGATTGCAACAACCATCAAGGGTTGTGATAAATAATCAAAAGTATCTTTGATCGATGTCAAGGGCAAGTAACTTAGCAGGATTTACAACAGCGATTGGAGTTCCACCTAGTAGTCTTAATTTGGGTGTCATAACTGCCACATCATTTAGTGGTTCGGTTGATGCAAGTAATTTAACAGGAACACTACCAGCTATCAGTGGTGTGAATTTAACAAATATACCTGCTGGTCAATTAACAGGAACAGTTGCTGATGCAAGAATATCTACGTTAACCGCATCAAAATTAACTGGAGCACTTCCTGCAATTGATGGTTCAAACTTAACTGGTCTCAGTGCGGGTGGTGTAACTGACAACAGCACCGGTGCTGATAGTTTTGGTCTTGGACCTAATGCCTTAAATTCTGAAACCAGCGGAAACTACAACACAGCCCTAGGTGATGATGCCTTAACTGACCTTACTTCAGGTCAATTTAATACTGGTATCGGTGCTGCAGCAGGTAAGAAAATTCTCGATGGCAGTCAAAATACATGCATTGGCTCTTATGCTGCCTGGAAGTTAACTGATGGAGATGAAAATACAATTATTGGATACAACTCTGGTTCGTCTTTAACTTTAGGTAATAGTAATACTGTTGTTGGCAGACAAGCACTTGTATCGCTTGCACTTGGAAATTTCAACGTTGCAATTGGCCACGAAGCTGGTGACGCTCTAACAAGCGGTTCTAATAATATTATTATTGGAAATGCTTCTGATGCAAGCTCAACGACAGTTAGCAATGAACTAACCATAGGCAACAGCAGTATTAACACTTTCCGATGCAATACTCAATCCATTAGCTCTTTGTCTGATGGTCGTGACAAGATTGAAGTAGAAGATCTACCTCTTGGTCTAGACTTTATTGACACTCTACGTCCCATTAAATTTAAATGGAATACGCGAGATGGCAACATTAAAGACGGTTCTTACGAAGCTGGTTTTATTGCTCAAGATCTGCAATCTGCCCAGTCCACATCTAATGCTGATTACCTGAAAATGGTTATGGATGAAAATCCAGATCGTCTTGAAGCTGCCTACGGTAAGCTCATCCCTGTGTTAGTACAGGCAATCAAAGATCTTAAATCAGAAATCGAAACTCTTAAATCAAATG